CTGGTAAACCATTCGGTCAAGATAAACCATTCGGTCAGCCTGGTAAACCATTCGGTCAAGGGGCAGATGCTAAACCATTCGGGCAAGATAAACCATTCGGTCAGCCTGGTAAACCATTCGGTCAAGGGGCAGATGCTAAACCATTTGGTCAAGGGGCAGATGCTAAACCATTCGGGCAAGATAAACCATTCGGTCAGCCTGGTAAACCATTTGGTCAAGGGGCAGATGCTAAACCATTCGGGCAAGATAAACCATTCGGTCAGCCTGGTAAACCATTCGGTCAAGATAAATCATTTGGTCAGCCTGGTAAACCATTTGGTCAAGATAAACCATTTGGTCAGCCTGGTAAACCATTTGGTCAAGATAAACCATTTGGTCAGCCAGATAAAGCATTCGGTCAAGATAAAGCATTCAGTCAGCCTGATAAATCATTTGGTCGAGGTGCTGATGCTAAACCATCCATTCAACCCAATAAACCATTCGGCCAAGATAAACCATTTGGCCAAGATAAACCATTTGGTCAAGATAAATCATTCAATCAAGATAAATCATTCAATCAACCCAATAAACCATTTGGTCAACCTGGTAAACCATTCAATCAACCCAATAAACCATTAAATCAACCCAATAAACCATTAAATCAACCCAATAAACCATTCGGTCAAGATAAACCATTTAGTTTATCAACAAATCAATCTATTCAAAAACCAATGACATCTCCGAATCAAAAACTATCATTGAATAAATTTAAAATAAATATTCCACCAAAAGTAGAAAAAAAAGTAGTTAAATTTAATGTTAAACCAGTAAATTTAGATCAACCATCTTCTAGTAATGATTTAGAAGATGATATATTACCAGATTGTACTGCAATATCTAAAGATATATTAAGTGGAAAAATTAGGAAAAAAAATTTTAGTTATCTAACATCTAGATGTGATGAACAAATACGTAATGCTTTAATGAACTCATAAATTACCAATTGTAAAATTAAAATCTTCATCTTCACATCCTTCTACATATTCACCTGAATTATCAAATAATTCATCTATATTCTTGTCATCTATATTATCAATATCACCACTTTCTTCATCTTCTTCAGCTGTTAATTGATTAAATAATTTAACTTCATCAATTAATAATTCACAATCATTTGTTCCAGCATGTATCCTTTGACCTAACATAATATTACTAGAAACACCCTGTAATTTATCTACTTCTCCAAAAATACCTGCTTTAATAAGTTGATCAGTTGTATCTTCAAATGAACATTTTGCTAATGGTCCAATATCACCCCTATTAATACCTTGTCTATTAATTGATATAAGACTACCAGTTGAAGTCATTACTTCACATAATAATTCAATATGTCTATTATTAATATAAGAACCTTCATATTCAACAACTCCTTTTATTTCGGTTATTAAAGCATTTCTTGCTGCTTCTATTCCTAATATATCATAAATTTCTAGAATATCATTAGATATAGTTTTATTGCTATTAACATAATCATTTGCTAATATATCTAATAAATTTGTCCCATCTGTTTCTAGAATCATTTGTTTTTTGTCAACTAATTCTCCATCTTCTTTCTTATTATACCTTTCTTCGCTCATTACAATATTTGTAATATCTTCAATACCTTTAATAACAACATTTTCTAACATTTCTTGTTTTACATTTTTAAATATATCAATAATATTTGTTTGATCTTCTAATCCATTATATTCATCTTCTTCACCTTTTAGTGATTCTGATACAATTGAGATTCTACCAATTAATTCTTTTGAATTTTCATCAGAATATATAAATTTAATCCTTTCTGAATCATATTTAGTAATTGCTAAATAGATATCTTCCATAATAATACCTTTATCTAACATAATTTCTTTATTAAACTTAAACCTTATAATCCAAGGAGAGATACTATCATCTTCTTCATAATTATTTTCCATTGTTTGAAACATTTTATATATTTCTAAAAACCCTTTATCTTCTTCTATATTTGTTTCATAATGTGTATGTTTTGGATCATAATGTATTTCACTATGTGAAACAATATCATTAAGAGTCGTATATTCTAATTTATTTTTAATATAATTACATTTGTTTTTATCTTCATTATACTTATCATTAATATAAACCTTAATACTTGGTGTTTTTAAGTTTTTACTTATGTGCAATAATTCTGTTAAACGTGGGATACCCCTTGTTACATTAGTTTTGCCCTTACTTACACCAGCATAATGAAACGTATTAAGTGTCATCTGAGTAGCAGGTTCACCAATACTTTGAGCGGCGATGGCGCCAACCATCTCACCTGGAGAAATCTTAGATTTAGCAAAAGTAATAACAATTATATTAATAAGTTCGTCATATTGTTCTCTTGTAATTCTATATTCGTTTATTAATATTTTTGGAGACAAATGAATATCAATTAATATACTACAAATAGTATTATTTTTAAAATCTTCTGAAACAATTAGACCATCTTTTAATTTATTATTTTCTTCTAAAATTTCAAGTGGGGATATATCGGATAAATGTTTATTTTTATTTGGAATACCACAAATATTTTGTATTAATCTCTGGAAATGGATTGGATAATATATATTATTTTCAATATCATTGTATTTGAAGATATATTTAATTATATATTCTTTAATATTTAAAATATTTCGAAAATTGTCATCTAATTTATTAATATAATCTTTATCTTTTTTCATGATTTTTAATACTTCTGCTTCTAATACATTTTCCCATTCAAAATCTTTTGAAAATAGAAACTTATTAATAAGTTTCTTTGTATCTAATTTAGTAACTATAAGAGGCTGTGATTCTACAGATATTGAATCCATGCCATCTCCACCATATATAAATTGAACGATAATAGAAGAGCTAGTTCTAACAGAATAATCATTATTAACTTTTAAATCTTCCATAGCTTTCATTAATTTTCTTTGAATATAACCAGTAGCTGAAGTTTTTACAGCTGTATCAATTAAACCTTCCCTACCACCCATAGCATGAAAGAAATACTCTTGTGGAGTCTGTCCAGATATAAATGAATTAGCTACAAAACCCCTAGCTTCAGAAGAATCGTCATATTTATAATAATGAGGCAATGTTCTATTATCAAAACAATATGGAATTCTTTTACCATCTACATTTTGCTGTCCTAAGCAAGCAACCATCTGAGCAATATTAGTTGGTTTACCCTTAGATCCTGAATTAATCATATTCAATGCTCTGTTAGATGGATCAAGGCTAGATAATCCAATTTTACCTGTTTCACTTAAGGTTTTATTAAGGATTCCATTAACTTTACTTTCAAAATAGTCGTTATTATTTTGACCTGTAAAATTTTCAAATATATTTAGGTGTAAATCTTGCATAATTTCATCAATTTCTTCTTTTTTCTTAGAAATAACTTTATTTATTTTATTATTAGTTTTTTTATCAGCGATCATATCACTAATACCAACACTAAATCCTTCTATTAATAGATAGTATGATACAATTTTCTGTAAATCATCAATAAAATCTTTAGTTCTTTCACTACCCATATCATTATAAATTGTATGAATTAAACCTTTGGAAACTTTAGTAAATAAACCCTTATCTAGTGTACCCTGTTCTAATATACCACTAATAATCTTGACATAATTTACAATATCAGTATCTTCTTCACCCATACTATTATTCATTTCAAGGTTAATATCTTCCGGTAGAATATAAGTTATAACTTGCTTACCTGTCCAATATTTAATATTACCTTCTTTAATTTCGGGTTTAGGGATTTCTCTTCCAAATGTAGATAAATTTGTAATAATATTCATAAATTGTTTTCTATTAAAATAACTAGAACTTACAGTTACAGATTTAGCATTTTTACTTTTACTGCCCTTAATGAATATATTATTGGTATTTGTAACTGATAATATTCTATCGTCACTTGATGGTAAATATCTAATTGTATTATATCCAGTTAATCTATTAATACCAAGTAAAGTATCTTGAACTATTGTAATAATTGGCTTATTTTCCCTAGGAGATATAATTTGTTTAGATACTAACATAATTTCTTTTAATTCAATACTAGATTCAATGCCCTGAGGAACATGCATATTCATTTCATCCCCATCAAAATCAGCATTATAAGGAGGTGTAACAGAAATATTTAGTCTAAAAGTATTTCCAGACATGACTCGGACCCTATGAGCCATCATACTCATTTTATGTAGTGAGGGTTGACGATTAAATAATACATAATCACCATCTAATAGTTGTCGGTTAACTGTATCTCCAATTTCTAATATTATTTCACTTTTATTGCTATCTAGTATAGTTTTTTTCATATTACCTTCATTTTTCTTAATAATTGAATTTGCTCCAGGGTAATTAGGTCCATTCCTAACTAACATTGTTAATTTCTTAATATTAAATTTAGATACTATTTCGGGATATGTAAGATTTTTAGCAATAACAAGTGGAACACCAAGTTCATCTAATTCTATATTTGGATCAGGTGTAATAACACTTCTAGCAGAGAAATCAACCCTCTTTCCCATAAGGTTGTTTCTGATTCTCCCTTCTTTACCCTTTAACCTTTGTCTAATAGATTTTAAGACTCTTCCAGAACGGTGTGCTGACTGAGCAATTCCTGGAATATCATTATCAATAAGAGTAGCACAATGATATTGTAATACTTTACTCCAATCAGCAATAACTTCAGGTCTTGAATTTTTTTCTATTTTTTGAATTAAAGTATTATTGCACTTAACTATATCAGATATCTTATGTGTTAAGTCGTCGTCCATTCTTTGAGAATTATCTTGTTTTACAGAAGGCCTTACACAAGGTGGTGGAACTGGTAAAACTGAACATATTAACCATTCTGGGCGACACCAATAATTAGAAAAGCCTAAACATTCTGCATCTTCATCAGATATTCTTTCTAATATTTGTTTAATATGTTCAATTGGTATAATTTGACTCTTCATTTTTTCAAACTCTTCTAATTGTTCTGGAGTTAAACCTTCTGGTGTTTCAAGATTCTTCCATTTTGCCTGAATACCAACTAATCCTTCTAATTTATAATTATCTGGTTGTTTACAACCACAACCATCTTCTGTTTCCTGACCACATTGATTTACTCTTTGGCATTCATTATATATTTCTTGAAATCTAACTTTACTCGGTTTCTTAATAATATCTTTAATTATAATATTATCTTTGTTAACCAATAATTTTGAACATTTAAAACACACACATTTAAGTATCTTAATAAGTATCTGTATAAAATGATAATGATATACTGGTCTTGCTAATTCAATATGTCCAAAATGCCCTGGACACTGAATATTCTTTTGACCACAAGTTTTACATATTTTACCCATATCAGTTACACCCATTCTAGGGTCAAAAATTCCCTTAATAACTGGGACATCTTTTTCATATGTATCATGTTTGGTAACTTCTACGACTGACCTATTTCGTATTTCATCTGGACCCATAATACTAAATTGAACTCCATCAACATTTTTTGTGTCGGGTTCTAAATTATTTTGATTTATTCGATTCATCCGATTCATTATATATATAATTATCTTTTTTTTAAATAATTTAATTTTGTAAGTTTCAAATTTATAAATTAAATCAATATTTAAAAAATAGATAATAATATTATATAATGTTAAATAATCATCCGATGAAAACTCGATCAAAAACAACAGACTCCTCCAAGAAATCGTATGATGTATCAGACCATAGTGATGATGATATAGATGATAGTGATGAAGAATTAGATGAACATGGAAATATTAAAGATTTAATTGATTATGAATGTGAACAAGATTTTGATGATAATGAATTAAATAAAGAATTATATCGCCTTAGAAATAGTCCTTATAAATCTATTTATAAGAAGCCTCAATCAAACATTAATTTTAATGATAATGTTGTTGAATTAATATTAAATAGCTTAGTAGATAAAGCGAATGAAGAACTCCAAGAAAAACATATTGATAAAAAAAGAAAGATAGAAGAATCTTCAGATTCAGAATGGAGTGAAGGAAGTTCAGAATACTTGGACGATTCAGAAATAGAAGATATTATACCAGTAAATAATACCGAATCAATCTTTCAACAAACACTTGATAAAGAAGAAGAATATTCTGGTTATGAATTAGACGAATATGATACTTTATATACTGAATTAATAAGTAAGAAAGATATAGATGGAGATGCACATTTTGAATACTTTATTAAACAAACTATTGAAAATAAGAAAAGAATTATAAAAGATATTAATGAAATAGATAAAATAAATGACTTAGATATACCTTTAAAATTTAAGATATTACAATCTGAAATGGATATTACTACAAAATCTACAGCTATTTCTCAAATAAATAAAATAGAAAATATGGATGTATCTTCAGGTGAATATAGCAAAATGGATCAATGGATTAGTGGATTAATAAAAATTCCTTTTTCTAAATATGTAACATTGCCTATAAATGATGATTCATGTATTGATGATAAAAAAAGTTTCCTTAAAAATACATATGAAACTTTAAATAAAGCTATATATGGTCATGAAGATGCAAAGAGTCATATATTACAAGTCTTGGGGAAATGGATTAAAAATCCTTCATCTGGTGGAAATATTTTAGCCTTACAAGGTCCAATGGGTAATGGTAAAACCACACTTGTTAAAGAAGGTATAGCAAAAGCAATTAATAGACCATTTGCTTTTATAGCCTTGGGAGGAGCTTCAGATTCTTCATTCTTTGATGGACATAATTATACTTATGAAGGTTCGCATTGGGGTAGAATTATTGAAATATTAATACAATCTAAATGCATGAACCCTATTATATATTTTGATGAGTTAGATAAAGTGAGTGATACTTACAAAGGTCAAGAAATTATACATTTATTAACTCATTTAACAGATCAATCTCAAAATGATAAATTCCAGGATAATTATTTTTCTGGAATAGATATAGATTTATCAAAAGTTTTATTTATATTCTCATTCAATGATGAAAATATGATAGATCCAATCTTAAAAGATAGAATGTATGTTATTAATACAAAGGGGTTTAATACTGATGATAAGATACAAATTTCTAATAAATATTTATTGCCTCAATTATTAGATACATTTAAATTTCAAGATAACATAATATTCACAGAAGAAATAATTAAGTTTATTATTGATAATTATACTAATAATGAAAAGGGTGTTAGAAATCTAAAAAGATGTTTTGAAACTATAATATCAAAGGTAAATATGTATGATATGTTATATAATAAAGATAATGATTCTACCGATATTAAATTACCATATACTTTAAAAGAATTTCAAATACCTTATAAAATAAAAGAAGAAGATTTAGATATATTACTTAAGAAAGATGAATTATATAAAGCACCCGAACATATGTATATGTAAATATATAGTTTAAGATAAATAATTAATATATTAATTACTTTTATATGAAAAGATATAGTAATTCTATAGATAGTCCTGAAAGACTTAGTTTTCAAAACTTATTAAATAAAGAAAAAAAAAACACAGGCAATAATAATAATAGATTACAATCTAGTATATTAGTAAATAGTAAAGATTCTTTTGATGACAATAATAAATTAATTAACTCATTAAATGAAGAAATACTCGGCCTTAAAAAGAAAGCAGATTTATTATACAAAAGAGATAAAGATATTAAAGAATTAAAAAAAGAATGTGAAACTTTAAATGAATCAAATACTAAATTACAAACTAAATGCAGTTTCTTAGAAAAACACAATGATAGGTTAGAAAAAAAAGTTAAAGATTTAGAAGATATGAATTCTAATATAGAAAATATAGATATATATGAAGATCTTGTTAATATTAGAAATGAAAATAATTTATTAAAAAAAAATATAATAATACTTAAAAATCGTTTATCTGAATTAGAAACTTATAATTATCCTTCTGAAAAAGTTACAATAAATATCCATAAACTAAAAGATATTATAAATAAAAAATTAAATGTAAAGAATGAATTATTATTTAATGAAATTATAAAGAGATATAAAGTTATACATAATGGAAAAATTGATAAAAAAATAATAGAAAAAATAATACATGAATTAATTTAAATATGAACAATACACATTTGTTCACCATTTTGTATTAAACAAATTCTTTTATTTTCTCCTCTTTTTTTCATTTCATCCCAACCATTATTTGTCAATAAAGTATTTATTTGTTCTGGATTTATAAAAATAACATCAACTTTATCTTCTTTAACCATAAATTTAACATATAATAATCCTTCTTTAAATTGTTCAATACCTTCATCATAAATGTTACCTAATTGAACATCATTCGCCATTAAAAATTTTTCAACATTTTCGTCCATTTATATACTATTATTATTATATTATTATTCTAATGAACGACGAATCGCCTCTTCTACTTCATCACAAACAAACCCATCATTTGTTATATTTATAGGTCTGGGTTCTGTATTCACTAATGTTTGTAAAAATTCTGAAAATATTGCATTATCATTAAAATTAACAGGTATATTTGGTAAAATATGTTCCTCTTCTTGTTCTCTATCATCATCTTCTATATTATTTGGTTGCACGGATCCCATACCACCTTGCCGTGCTATACGCTGTAGTCGTGTACAAGCTGTTTCCTCTTTAACAACTTCCTTTGGAAACTCTGTTCTACAAACTGGACATGTATTATTTTTTTTTAACCACGGTATAATTCCTTCACAATTACTATTTTCTATATGAAAATAATGAGGCTTTGGAGAACATGGAACCCCGACAACTTTTTCACCTAATTTAAATTCTTCTTGGCATATAGCACAAGAAAGTTTTTCATCTATATCTGATTGTATAATATCAAGTTCTTCTAATTTATTTATAAATTCCATAGAACAAGGAGTTTGTAAAACTTGTTGTTCTTGAAAAGATTGTTCTTGTATATCTTGAAAATCTTCTTGTGGTATTTCTAATAAACTTTGCATAAATAACCTTAATAATGGATGTACAAATTCTTGTTGTATTGGCTCTAATTCTTGATCTATATTATATATATTTATAAATTGTGTATTTGAAGTATTATTTGGATTATATCCATCTGAACTTTCCATAATATATATATATATATAATATATATTACTTGTTTTTAAATTAATATAAAAAAATAATTAGAAACTACATTTGCCACCTTCAAATGTACATTGACTGTGTTCTTTACATACTGTCTCATCTTCAGTGTCACATTGGGCTCTCCAATTACTACATTCATCCGAATTATAATCTGCATCTGCTTCTGTACAATATTCTGGATGACCTTCATGTTCTGGGCAATTTGTAACCCACTCTTGAGGAGTTTCATATTCTACTCCTGTTGATTCACACCATAATAATTCAAGGTTTGGACAATTTGAAGAACATACATCAAGTTCTTCTCCACAATATTCTATATTTGCTTGATTTTCGCCATTTATCTGACATCTCTCATCAATAGTAAATGCATCACTTTCGTTGCAAGTATTTCCAATCCAACCAAAATTGCAATTTTCACAAGTAAATGTATCATCAGTAGAACCATTTACACAAGTTCCACCATTAAAACACGGGTTTGTATTATTTTCACAATACCCTGTATTTGTTTCAGCTCTTCTTTCTCTCACTAATCTTCTTATCTCTGTTTCTCTTTTTTCACTTAATTCATTATCATGTTCTACTGTCTCATCTGATAACCACCTTCTAATAACAGTTGCCATTGCTGCAATTTTATTATTCTGTTCTTCATTAATTATTTTTGTTGAATTCCAAGATAAACTATATAATAAAGCAATAACAGCAATTGATACTGCTAAAATAACCATATCTTCAAATGAAGGTTTTGTTGGATCACCACTTCTTTTTGCAGATACTAATAATAATATAATAATTATTACCCATATAGCGATTGAAACACCTACTACAGTTAGTATATTATTTGTTGTTAAGCCTTGGGCTTTTTCTATATCTAAATCTCTATTTAGTTGTTCATCGGTTACCCAGCTTAATGGGTTTTTTGCCCCCCATATATTTAAATTTGGATCTTCTTGTTCTTCTGACATATAATATAATTATATTTATATTTTAATTTATGTTTAATTTAATCTACTTCATCTAATGTTGGACCTTCAGGCATATCGCTAGGCATACCTTCAGGCATACCACCTTGACCATGCATACCTTCAGGCATACCACCTTGACCAGGCATACCTTCAGGCATACCACCTTCAGGCATACCACCTTCACCAGGCATACCACCCTCTTTAGGATATAACTTACTCATAATTGGTTGAACAGTTGTATTAAATTCATTCATTTTATCTTTATAGGGTTGTGCATCATCCATACTTTCATTATCGTTTAACCAAGTTTCATTTTCACTTATAATATCATTTATTGTTTGTATATCTTCTTCACTTAACTTTTCTTTAATATTTTCATTATCTAATACAGATTTAGTTTGATATATAGTGCTTTCTAATTCATTCTTAGAATCAATGATTTCTTTATTTTTTTCATCTTCTTCCTTATATTTTTCTGCTTCATCAAGCATATTCTGTATATCTTCTGCTGATAATCTTCCCTTATCATTTTTAATCGTAATATTTTCTTTTTTACCCGAACCTTTATCAGATGCTTCAACAGTCATAATACCATTTGCATCAACATCAAATGTCACTTCAATTTGCGGAATTCCTCTTGGTGCTGGCGGAATACCTTCTAATTTAAATGTCCCTAACATATTATTATCTTTTGTAAATTTTCTTTCTCCTTCATATACTTGAATTAATACACCAGGTTGATTATCCTCATATGTACTGAAAGTTTGAGATTTCTTTGTAGGTATAGTTGTATTACGATCAATTAAATTTGTCATAACACCACCAGCCGTTTCAATCCCTAAAGAAAGTGGTGCAACATCTAATAAGAGTAAATCATTAACCTTATCATCATCATCTACATCTCCACCCAATATAGCAGCTTGAACACTTGCTCCAAAAGCTACTGCCTCATCTGGATTTATGCTCTTACATAATTCTTTCCCACCAAAGAATTTACTAATTAATTCTTGAACTTTTGGAATACGAGTAGAACCACCAACTAGAATAATTTCATCAACTTCTGATTTACTTGTTTTTGAATCTTGTAATACTTTACTTACTGGTTCAATTGATCTATTAAATAAATTCATGCAAATAGATTCGAATTTAGCTCTAGTAATATTAGTAAAAAAATCAATCCCTTCGTAAATAGAATCTAATTCAATAGATGCTGAAGAACCACTAGATAAAGTCCTTTTTGCTCTTTCACAAGCTGTCTTTAGTCTTCTCATTGATTTTTTACTTTCTGTTAAATCTAACTTATATTTTCTCTTAAATTCATTACAAAAATGATTTACTAATAGATTATCAAAATCTTCGCCTCCTAAATGTGTATCACCTGCTGTAGCTTTAACTTCAAAAATACCATCTTCAATTGATAATAGTGATACATCAAATGTCCCACCACCCATATCAAAAATTAAAACAGTTTGTTCTTTTTCTTTCTTGTCTAACCCGTAAGCAAGAGCTGCAGCTGTAGGTTCATTGATTACTCGTAAAACATTCAAACCTGAAATCTGTCCTGCATCTTTAGTAGCTTGTCTTTGTGAATCATTAAAATAAGCAGGGACTGTAATAACTGCATCTGTAACTTTTTCTCCAATATACGATTCGGCAATCTCTTTCATTTTTACAAGTATCATAGATGAAATCTCTTCCGGGTGATATTTTTTTTCTTCTTCTTTATAATTTACTTTTATAATTGGTTTATCACCCCCTCCATCTTCTACTTTAAATGGAAATCCATTAATTTCATTCTTAATAACTGGATCTGAAAATTTCCTACCAATTAATCTTTTGGCATCATATACAGTGTTTTCTGGATTCATGGAAGCTTGATTTTTAGCACCATCTCCAATAATTCTTTCTTTATCAGTAAATGCAACAAATGACGGTGTTGTTCTATTACCTTGATCATTCGCAATAATTTCACAACGGTTATCTTTCCACCATCCAACACAACTATAAGTTGTTCCAAGATCTATACCAATAGCTTTATTTTTACCCATATTATATATATGTATTTATACTGTATTAATTTTTAAGTATTTTATCTTCATCTTTAATATGTTGAATTATTAATTCGATTATTTCTTTTTTATACTTGTTAAACTTACTTTCGTATATATTATTAAGATCTTTTATAAAATTATAATTAATTTCAGGATTTTCAAATATACCATCCATATGAAAATTTGATAATTATTAATTTAATATATTTAAATATATTATTCAAATTAAATATACTAATGGTGAAATGTGCTAAAAAAATTACTAAAAAGAAAGCAATACCAAAAGCTATTAGAGAACAGTGTTGGATTCAATGTTTTGGAAGAATGTATGAACATAAATGTTATATTGATTGGTGTGAAAATAATATAAATGTCTTTGATTTTCATGTCGGTCATGATAAACCTGAAAGTAAAGGTGGAACACTTGATATTAATAACTTAAAACCAATCTGTTCTAGATGTAATCAATCTATGAGTGATAATTATACAATTGAAGAATGGAATAAATTAACTAAAAAGAAAAATAAAAAAAAAATTATAGATTATCTTCCTAATTGTTTTCGAACATATCTATAATTAATGTATCTATAGTATATGTCGGAAACCAACCTAAATTTTTATTTGCTTTATTAGGATCACCTAATAATGTTTCTACTTCTGTTGGTCTATAATACTTTTCATTTATTTTTACTAATTCTTTTCCAGAATTTTTATCATACCCTATTTCATTTAATCCTTCACCTTTCCATACAATATTATATCCTTTATATTTAAATGATCTTTCTATAAAGTCTCTAACAGAATATTGTTTTCCAGTAGCAAGAATATAATCATCTGGTTTTTCTTCTTGTAACATTAACCACATACCATATACATAATCTTTAGCATGTCCCCAATCTCTTTTACTATCAATATTTCCTAAATATAAGATATCTTGGTTTCCTTTATCGATATTCTGTACACCCTTAATGATTTTATGAGTTACAAATGTTTCGCCCCTTCTTGGCGATTCATGATTAAATAATATACCATTTAATGCAAATAATCCATATGCTTCTCTATAATTCTTAGTAATCCAATATGAATATAATTTAGCACAAGCATAAGGAGACCTTGGATAAAAGGGTGTTGTTTCTTTTTGCGGTATTTCTTGGACTAATCCATATAATTCGGATGTTGATGCTTGATAAAATTTAATCTTATCTTTATATCTGCTTTGTCTAATATGTTCTAATATTCTAGTTGTCCCTAAACCATCTACATCACCTGTATATACTGGCATCTCAAATGAAACTTTAACATGACTCATTGCACCAAGATTATATATTTCTATGATATCAATATCTTCATATGTATTATACACGCTTGTAAAAATATTATTTATACTTGTATCATCTGTTAAGTCTCCATATACTAAATTTAATTTATCAAATATATTATCAATGCGAGTTGTATTAAAACTTGAAGATCTTCTAATCTGTCCCCATACCTTATAACCTTTATCTAATAATAATTCAGATAAATAAGATCCATCTTGTCCTGTAATTCCAAATATAATACCAATTTTACTCATATTATAATAAAGTTAAATGTTTAATTCTTATATATTAAACATAATATATATATATATACATAAAATGGTTGTATTAGTTACTGGAGGTTCTGGTTTAGTTGGTTATGCCCTTAGTAATATTAAAAATAATTATATATATTTATCTTCTAAAGATTGTGATTTAACAAATTATGATATGACATATGATGTCTTTAAAAAATATAATCCTACACATGTTATACATTTAGCAGCATATGTAGGTGGTTTATATAAAAATATGAATCAAAAAGTGGAAATGTTAGAAAAGAACACTTTAATAAATATAAATGTTTTAAAAGTTTGCCATGAACTAAATATAAATAATGTTATATCTTGTTTATCTACTTGTATATTTCCAGATAAAACAACATATCCTATAGATGAGAATATGTTACATGATGGTAAACCTCATTGTTCAAATGATGCTTATGCTTATTCAAAAAGATTATTAGATACATTATCTAAATCTTATAGAGAAGAATATAATAGAAATTATACTTGTATTATACCTACAAATATATATGGTGAAAATGATAATTATTCATTAGAAGATGGTCATGTAATACCAGCTTTAATTCATAAAGCATATTTAGCAAAAAAAAATAATTTACCATTTATAATTAAAGGAACTGGTAAACCATTGAGACAATTTATATATTCACATGATTTAGCTCAATTAATCGTATGGTGTTTAGAAAATTATAATGATATAGAACCAATTATATTAGCTGACTCTAAGGAATACTCAATTCAAGAAATAGGTGAAATAATAGCTAATCATTTCAATATTAATACTATACAATTTGATGATAGTTTTTCAGATGGTCAATATAAGAAAACAGCATCAAATAAAAAATTATTATCATTGAATAATTTTGAATTTACAGATATAAATATAGGATTGCAAAAATCTTGTAAATGGTTTGCAGATAATTCCGAAATATGTAGAAAATAATTAATATTATTATATAAAGTTACATTATAATATATACATATAAAATGATAATTATAGAATTAATGGGTGGTTTGGGCAATCAATTATTTCAAATATTTACATTAATATCGTTATCAATTGATAATGATATAGATTTTACAATCTTAGAATATAAAGAAGATAAAGTATCCCAAATCGATAATATATCGTCCAGAAATACATATTGGAATACAATATTCAAGAATATATATGATAAAACTATTAAAAATATAACTGGACCATTATATCAATATAATGAACTACATTTTCATTATACTCCTTTTCCAAAATTACTAGATAAAACTAAAAATTATAACTTGTTTGGATATTTTCAATCACATAAATATTTCCAAGATAATTTAGATAAAATATTAGATTTGTTAAAATGGAATGAAATAAGACAACCTTATGAAAATAAGTATGATTATAATAATACCGTATCACTACATTTTAGAATAGGAGATTTTCGTCTGTCTCATTCTCATCCTGTATTATCAGTTCATTATTATATTAATGCTGTAAAAAATTTAATCACAGATACAAATCGTGATGATTGGAGTGTATTATACTTTTATGAAAAAAATGATAAAACGATGATAGATAAAAATATTGAAACATTAAAAACGAAATATCCAAAATTAAATTTTATATCAATAGATCTTGATTTAGATGATTGGGAACAAATGATATGTATGAGTTATTGTAGTCATAATATTATAGCAAATAGTACATTTAGTTGGTGGGGTGCATATTTAAATAATAATGATAATAGTGTTTATTATCCAGATACTTGGTTTGTTTCAGCAATTGGTAATAAAAATATAAAAGATTTATTTATGAATAATTGGAAAAAAAATTCTTGTAGCGAATCTTAAAAAAGGTATAACAATATTTTATAATGTTGAAACAATTCAGGTTATGCATAGAATACATCAGGAAAGCGCATTCAATAACAGTAATTATATTATCTTAATATATATTTTTTTTAACAATATTATCTATATTTTCATCTATTACTTTATCGAGTAACTCTGTAGTCGTATTTTGTATAATTTCTTTAGTTGTAGGCTCCGATTGTAATAATTCTTCACATTTATCATCTGGTAATATTTGTTCTCTTTCTTCTACATCTATTTCTTCTAACTCAATTGGTTTATTTTCTCTAACATAGTCTACATCTAGAACATTATATGATACAAATTCACACATATATGCACTCATCATTTTATCATTTTTAACAGATTGATTTGCTACTACATATGAATTATATAATTTCATTAATACTAGTAAAACAAATGATATAAAACATGATATTGTTGACATACTATGGTAGCCATCTTTTAACATTTTAATTGTTAGCATAATATTTATAAAATATATACCACAATTAAACCTTAATAAATTATAATAATATATATTTAATTTATCCATACTTTTATCTAATTTAGGTTCTTTAATTATTATTTCTTTTAGTGAATTATCTGGTTTATCATTATCTATATCTAAATATTTAATAGCCCATTCCTCCCTTCTTAACTCTACTAAATAATAAGCAAAAAAAGTAAACATAGAAAACATATTCCAGTATAATACAGTTTTATGATATATCTCATTGTTTTCATAATTTTCTGTTAAAGAACAGACCTTTTCACCACAACTTTGTGGAACAAATAAAGATAATAATGTCCCAGTAGCTACTTTATAAACTTGAAGCATAAATATACCTGCAACTTTAATCCTCTGCATAATATCAACATCAATCATTTATTATACAATATATTATTATTTTATAAAGATTTATTATAATAATAATAATAATAAATGAATAAAATTAAAGTTACTACAAACGCATGGAAAAAAATTACAGATATACTTAAAAAAAGTAATAATAATATTGGATTTATTTATTCTGCTTCTAGTGGCGGATGTAATGGTTTTAATTTTGAATTAAATTTATTAAATAAAGAGAATCATAAACAAATTATTAATAATAAATTTCATACAGTCCTTAATAATGAAGATTCAAAAATATATGTAGATCCATTAAGTGAATTATATTTATTAGGAACTACTATAGATTATATCCAAGAAGATTATAGTAAAGGACATTATGAAAGTAAATTTGATTTTAAAATAAATAAAGAATTAATGACAAGTTGTGGTTGTGGCATTTCATTTAGTTTAAAATAATTATAATTTATAATGAAATTGAAATTGTTCTGGAAATTGTATTACATCTTTTTTTTATTTGTTGTAATTCAATAGCATCTGCTCTATCTAAATCATCTACGGTAGGAGAATGCATTATAATATAAAAAAAATACTTATACATTATTTACACATTATTTACACATTATTATACTATTTATCTAGGGCCTACGCTTCTTACCATTTGTCTTTGATGTAGATGACATTGTCCCTAGGTTGAATTCGAGATTATCAAACTTTTCCACTAGGTCATCTTGAACCACACAACCATACGAGTTCATCCAACCACTAATGCCAGCAGAAGAATTAACCACATCGTTAAGTTTTGCTGACCCTTCAGGCATTTTATGGAATTCTTCATAATGCGCAATAGCTTCAATAGCCTCCATTTCGTTGTTCTTGATCATTTTGATTTTGTTCAGATTAAATGATCTCACATTCTTATGCCCTGAATTTTGGTAATAGTAAACCTTGACAATGTTACCACCAAAATAATCCATAACAGTACAAGAGTTCCTCCAACCCTTTGATGAACCTCCCTCATAATAGATGTCAACCCTATTTCGACAGTTAACTAGCTTTCTTTTGATTTCTACCTTAGAACAGATAAGCTCTACGTATTCTTCTAGGGATGGCCCTATCTTAACCTTCTTGGTTGTCGGGACAAATGCCTTTTCAAATTCACTCTTTGCTTCAGCATATCCTTCAGTATATCCTTCATCATATCCTTCAGAATATTCTCTCTTTCCCCCATTAGAACTAATGGATTCGACTTTTGCCTTAAGTCCATCTAGTGATCCTTGGATCTTTTGAAGCATCGAGGTAATTTGAGTGGTGTCCATTTCTAGAAGAATATTAGTGACTTATCAATATTTAATTGTTTGAGTTATAATACACTTTTTCAAATTTTTTAAAGAGGGTTTAGTTTAATTATATATTTTTATTTATTAAGGTATATTAAATGGATAATCTAGTATATATGGCAAGACCTATTTATGGAGGATGGATAACATATACAGCTCACTTATCATTAAAAAATAATATACCAATCTTTAAAGTTGGTAAACGAAGTGAAAAAAGTAAACGTAATTTTGGGTATGGAACTAATTATCAATTATTAAAAATAGAAGATATCTGTAAAAAAGAAAATTTAATTATAACTGCATTAGATAAACATTATTATGAATATTTACATTTATTTCCAAAACGAACAAAACTAGTTATTCATGACCCAACCGAATTAAAAACTACTAAAAAAAGTCCAAATCCATTAATTGTTAATAATTTATTACAAAATTTTGATATTATAACTATCCGTGAAACTGTCCAAAAATATATTAAAGAACAATTTAATATTGATAGTGAATATTGTCCACATCCTTTTTTTCAATATGATAAAGGTAATTACGAATCAATGGATAATTTTGCTGTATCTATATCAAGGATAGATTATGATAAAAATACAGATATAATACTAAAATGTAATAAATTATTAGATGAAGATAAACAGATTAAAATATTTGGAGCAGAAAATAGAATGTATGTTCATCATAAGTTAAAAGAATTAGATTTTCAAAAATATTGGAAAGGTAAGTATCCTAAAACATTACCTTTATTATATGATGATAAAGATATCTTATCTAATTGTAAATATATGATAGATATGTCAACTATAAAAGATGATGGTGGTGGAACTCAGTATACATTTTTAGAAGCAATATATAATGATTGCATATTAATATTACATAATGACTGGATTAATAAAGGAACAACTTTTAAAAATAATGTAAATTGTTTATCTGTTAAAAATGAAATTGAATTAAAAGATATTTTAAATGGTGAAAGAGAATATGATAAAGAAGTGATATTAAAAAATGCAAGAGATATATTAAAAAATCACGAATAAGATTAATATTTATAATTATAATAATATATTATATATAATGCCTAGCAAAAATATATACTGTAAAGTCGTTAAACACAGTAATAAAAAGATATCCCTATGGTCATCTGAAGAAAAAGATAATACATTATTACCTGATATTATTAAAAGTAATAAATATAATACATCTAAAGAAGTATTAAAAACAGAGTGGCCAAAAATAACAAATACATATGTTAATATTCCTTTAACCATAGATAAAAAAGATACTTGGATATTTTATTGGGGCAGTGATAATATTAATGAACCAAATAAAATTATGAATGGTGATAATTATGGTTTAATAAAAACAAATAACGATGGTGAATGTAAATTACAATTAAACTGTCCAAATAATTATAAACATAAAAAAGTCACATTCCCAAGATATGTTAATTATACATATTTAACTAAAGATAAAATATGGAACCCAAATATAAATATACTTACCATATTATGTTACATTAAATATAAAAAATTTACAAAAGTTGTAGAAAATAAAGATACAATTATATTATATTCAAATGATAATAAAGATGATAAGAAACTTATTCATAATAGTTATTCCATAAGTAATAAAAGTTTATCTGAGATAGATAATAAAGAAGATTTCATGCACAACTATATTGAAAAACATATGAAATATTATAATAAAATCAAGGAAAATAATAAAAATATTCACATAGTCGTATATGGAGATAATAAAAAAGATGAATCAGTTGATATCCTCGTTAATACATTATTAGATATGAAATATTCAAACACAATTAAATATTTAGGAGGATTAGATGAATGGGAAGGTATGTTAAAAATTAAAGAAGAGAAAGAAAATAATGAAGACATGTTAGATGAAGAAACAATGATGATTGATTATGAAGGAATACCATATAAAATGTTTATTGATACATCTGAAATAATCAATGATGATAATGAAATTATTGGGAAACTAGATAAAGTAAAGAATAAAATAGTATGGCAAGGAGACTATGAAAAATTACATCTAGATAATCCAAAAAGGATAGAAGGTAAAGCAGAAAATTTAGAAAATTATAAAATTAAATTAAAAGTAATAAAAGGCGATGATGAAGGAGGATTTATAAATGATAATGATAATGATGTAGATAAAGGTTTAATATTATCATCTGAAGAAGAGGAAGAGGAGGAAGAAGAGGAAGAAGAGGAAGATGAAGAAGAAGATGAAGAGGAATATGAAGAGGAAGAGGAAGAAGAGGAAAATAAAGTTATTAAAGATAAAGTTGTTGAAGAAAAAGTTGTAATTCAACCTAAAGAGGAAAAGGAAGAAATTGTAAAAAAAGAAAATAAACCATTATTAAGTGAATTAATTTTAAACAAAGAAAAATCTAATGGTAAGAAGAGAACAGAAAAGAAAAAAAGAAAGAAAAAGACTTATGAAGGATTTACATTTTTTTAATTTGAATTATTAAAAATAATTGTAATTAAATAATTGCAATGAAAATAAAATGTTATTTTTGCAAAAAAAAAGTAAAATTACACGAACAAATTGCTTGCAAGTGTAGTCACATATTTTGTCCTCAACATAGATTATGTCATTCACATAATTGTCCAATAGGTATAAATAAAATAGAATGTATAAAAAAGAATAATTTAAAAATTGAACCTAAGAAATTAGAAAAAATTTAAGGTTGTAACATTGGAAATTCAGATACTATTTTACATTTTTGTGACCGTATTGAATGTGTATTTTTCCAACATTTATTTCTTAAATATATAGTTTTTTTATATATATCTTTATTTTCTTTTCTAAATTCCTTAAATTCAATATCCACAACTTTTTGTTTTTCTTCTAAAATTTTTAACTTATCAAACATTTTATTTAAATTAGTAGGAGCTATTTTTCGGCGATTATAGTTTCTTAATACTTTACATCTTTCATGTACGTATTCTCTAGTATACCATGGTAAAAAATTAACATTACTATGTGTATTATCATTACACAATGGACATCTACCATTACTATTATTTGACCTAAACCAATTTACAATACATTCTGTATGAAACATATGTCCACAATCAAGTTTATGTTTATTATTATCATTTATATCATTTAAACATATTATGCAACTTGTTGAAAAGCTTGCGTTGATTCCAGGGTTTCCGGTATTTGGCATTTATAAATATTATCTATTTTTTTTAATGCATTATAAACCCGTTTATCAGAAATATTACAATCTTTTACTAAATATTTAATTAAACTATTTCTATTCATTGTAGATTTTTGAAATGGCATAGTATTAGGGTCTAATTTATCAACATACATTGTAAATAAATCTTTAGCAGCATTAAATCTATCAATATAACCCTCTGGTATGATATATGTATGTTTTGATTTAATGAAATCTTCCACTGAATCAAAATTGTTAATAATAGATAATGCTTTTACTTGACCAATTCTTGGGATATTAGAACAATAATCACAACCACATAAGATACATAATTCAATAAATTTCTCTTGTGTTAGTTTAAGGTCATTTCTAATTTTTTCTAAATCAATAATACTAATTACATCTTTTCTTTTAATTGATTTATCTAAACAATTACGGATAAGTTTAGGACAACCAAATGCCATTGTATCCATATCTTCTGTAATAACATAATCAACATACCCAATTCTACATAATTCACTAGCTATTGCTTCTCCCTCACCATCAATATGTAAATATGAAACACCCATTAAATTTAGTAATTCCTTAATATCATCTATATATTCTTTAGTTAATCTAATGCTTTTCTTTTGAAATTTATTTTTATCTTCCTCTGTAACTGCTTTTTCCATATTTTCTTTAGCATTCTTTGCTTTTTTTTGTCTTTCTTTAATTATTAATCCTTTTTCATCAGGAGGTTTACCATCAAAGATATAAATTGGTTCAATTCCAAGTGATAAATAGTTAATAGTTTTATAAAATATACCCATGATATGGCCAGTTGTTTTTTCTTCATTTTGCATTTGTTTACCATTATTTCTAACATTTAGTAAACACTGATATATAATTAAACTAGCATCAATAGCAACTTTCTTACCTGACATTTGATGTAATTGTCCTATTGTAATAGCATCTGGAGCTTTTGTTTTAATTAACTTTGTTAATGATTTAATACCCATTATATAGTATGGTTGTATATTATATTATTTATTTATTTTTATATATCTTTTCAAATTAATTGTTGTTTAGCAACTTCAACTATACTAATACCAGAAGTTAATAATTCTGGTAGAGGTGTAGTATATATCCATCTATAATTAGTATAAACATCTAACTCTCTATATGGGAAAGATATAAATAATAATTGTTCTGGATCATTAAATTGTAGTGGGACTTTACCTAAAAATTCATCTACATGTATTCTTCTATCATTCATATTAAATGAACCGTCGGTTGAACAAGTATAATGAATATGAGTTGGTTTACTATATTTAATCGCTTCTCCAAGTGGTTCGGGATCGTTATTAACATGATTATACATATATTCATATTGATCTGAAAATATAAAAGCATTCATTAAACTTTTATATGATACCATCACATCTGAACCTTTTCTACCACCAATTATACTATTATTTACAGCATCATATTTAGGGCTACAATTATCTATATTGGGTGAAGTTCCAAATGTTACAACATCATTATTTCTAACATTTGATATTAATTGATTATAATCTTTATTTAATACAACAGTATATGGTGATATCCATAATCCACCATATTTTTCTAAAACATGTGCTCCTAATAAATCAATTACTTTCTTTTGAGGATAACCACTATGTTTCATTCTAATTGGAAAATCTGGGACATAATCATATATATTATTTCTATTTAATACAATAATATCGACGTCATATGCCATAAAATTCTTAATGAAAGTATCTATGCATAATTTCTCAAATGGTATTGTATAATTATATTTTAATAAAGGATATCTCCAATTCATTTTAAAATCATAATTTTCATCATTACAGTATAACCATATATTTAATTTATCATTATTTACTCTATTAATTACGTTAGAATCTCTATCATCTAAAATTGGTTCTTCTTTATAAACAACCGTATTACCATTTATATTTCTTAAATATAGAATACTAATAATTGTTACAGCTATTAAAATAATAATTAATTTACTCATATATATATATATATAATAATATTATTATTTGTTTATAATTATATAATTATATATGTAATAATTATATATTATGTCATATGAAATTATTGTTAATAAAATATTAGACAATATGATTTCTGAATTAAAAAAAGAAGAAAATCAAAAAAAAATTAATAAAATTTTAGAACCATTAATACATAATACAGTTTATCAGATATATCCATATATATTAATATTATACTTTCAATGATAACATTATTTGTTCTTGTTTTTACAATATTATTATTAAATATAAAAAATTATTATAAATAATTTATTTTTTTAATTCAGCTGGTGGATCAGGCATAGCAGAAGAATGTAATTGAACGATACAGTTATCTCTAAAAATAAATGTCATTCTTGCAACAATTGGTTCTTGATTATCCCATCTCCATGTTATAATTGCAGTATTTGTATATACATTATTGCCTATTTTTTGAATATTATAATTAGAACTAATTACTTCTATATTAGGTAATTTAGCAAAAAAATAGAAATAATCTAATATTTCATCACCCTTACGCTGTTTAGTTGAGACTGTGCCTAATAAAATAGCATCATCGCAGAACATTTTATAAACTCCCATAGGATCATTCTCAACAGTGACTTGTTTTACCCATTCATCTGTTAAATTCCTGATTCTATTAATATCAGCATTTCTAGTTAATAATTTATATAAAGCATATAATATAATAAATACAACAACACTAATAGCTATTTCTCTTTTATTTTTAGATACATATTTAACTACATTGTTAAAATATTTCATTATACTATATAAAATAAAAAATTTTTACTTATAAAATTACTAGAAGAATTTATTATAAATTAAGTTTCCTAAGAAATAGAAATAAATTGACCAAAAAACACACTTATGGAATATTTTAGTGGATTCTGGAATAATATCAGGACTTTCTGATCTAGACCTAGACCTTGACATAGACCTAGATAAGGACCTTGATCTAGAACGGGATCTATACATCGAAATATGAATTATATTTTAAATATAAAAAAATCAAATTTATTAATATAAACGTTCGAATTGTTTTGTCATAGCATATGGTAAAGATTTCCTTCTCTTCATTGTTTTTTTACTCCTTTTTCTACCACCACCATCATAATCCATTTCACCTAAAGCACGCATCATATCATCATCAATAATTGGAATCATTTGTAACCACTGATCAATAACAGCCTGGGGTTGTTCATCTTTATCTCTATCACTCCATAATCGTCCAAAACTTACTGCTGTTGAACGGTCATCGCCCCGATTATAAACGCGTTTTTCACCCTTAGTTATTCCGAATACCTGACCAATTGACCTTCTTTGAAGAACTCCACCACTATCTGAATAACAAACCAAGCTTTTAAAATCCATATTAGATATTTGATCTATCCATATTTCTATGAGACCATCAGTAAGTGTTTCGAACTCAGATATTTCTCCTTCGTAACTGGGTACAAATTCATCGTGTTCATCTAATAATTTATTAAGTTTTTTATAAATCTTTCCTCGAGGAGGATTTGATAGAAAAGTGCTATATCCAATTAAACCATTATGCATTACATCAAGTATTAATTCTTCTTTCCATCCCTCGTCAGCTTCTATATGTTCTAATGCTTGTATTTCATGCCAATGGTATCCAGGCGTTGTTTCTTCTCCACCCATACATCCAGCACTAGTTGTTCCATATTTTATGCTATTTAGTAATATTTCATCTTGTTCTTCTGTTGTATTCTGTAAATCAAGGGCTTCAAAAAATCTGTATGCTACATCCATTGCATTTTTAGAATTATATGGATTTGCTTGAGCGGCTGTCATTCTCCAAGTTTTATTTTTATGTTGTTTATATGCCCCTTGACTTCGGTCTTTATATTGTTGATCCATATCATCTACAAGTTCGTCCCAAGCACCCTGTTCGTCATAATCCATACCAGATTGATCCATTAATGATCCGTATCCTTGAGGATTCCATGATGAACCTTGTGGTTGTGATTGCCATCCTTCCATTATATAATATATAATATAATAATATATAATATAATAATAATATAAGTATATTATATGGATAAGAAATATAAATATTTACTAATATTATTTATAATGATTATATTATTTAGTTTTAGTAGAACAAAATATGGACAAAATATATTATTTGAACTAATAAATGAAGAGAAAAAACTAAAAAATGAAGGATTTATAGGAATACTAATATATATAATATTAGGTATAATATTAAATGTAGTATTTTTTATGTATGCTTTCATTAACTATTCTTCAGGGTTTATATTTGGATTTAAAAGAGGTTTTATTATATCATATATAATTGTAATTATATCAGCGATAATAGGGTTTTTTATATCGAGAAATATACTCAAAAATAAAGTAGAAAAAAAAATTAAAAACTATGAATTATTAAATAATATACATAAAAATCAAGATTCATATAATACTATAGAATGGATTATATATAATATGATATCCAGAGTTAGTCCTCTACCATTTACAATTAATAATTATTTCTGGGGTAGTACAAAAATAACATTAATTAATTATATAATAGGGACAATGATTGGTGTATTACCATGGTTATTGTTTGAAGTATATATAGGTAGTAAAATTAAAAACATTCATAAACTATTTGATTAATTTTTTGAATTAGGCCAATATCTATATAAAAATTCAGTTATTAATTTTTTATTGTGCATAGTTCGTCTATAACATTTTTCATATTGTTTATAATCTATTTTTTTCTTTAAGGCTAAATCATAGCACTTGCATTCTTTAAAACAACGCATAAAAACATATTGAGTCATATTTATATTAATATAAATAGTTAAAATTAATCAAATTTAATAATTTGATTAACATGTTTTATTAAATTTGTTTTTATTTCTTTATCATAAATAATATTAGCTAGTTTAATATAGTAATTTAATATTTTTTTATTACATTCATACTTTTTAAAAAAATATTTTATTTTATCTTCATAGTGTTTATCTTTATTATCTTTAATTTTATATATTAACCTTATTATGATATCATAATAATTATATTGATAATTACAATGTTTATATAATATATTATGATGTGTATATATTAACGATTTACTTATATATGTATTATATTTAATATTTTTATGTAAAATATTATTTTGCTTTAAAAGAGTATATGGAAATACAATAGATAACAAAACAGATATATTAGTAACATCAAATATTAGATTCTTATTTGAATAAAACTCTTGATTATCATATAAACATAATGATTTATATATATTTACTATAATATTTACATTATTTATATTATAATTATTGTATATATTATCTAATATATTTAGACCAATTACATTATATTCTGAACTATATCTAATAAATATATCATTTATATTCATATCTTTTTTTAAACCATCTGTTAAAGTTATAATATCTTCATTATTATTATCCATATAATTTACTTCATTATTTATATATAGAAGCTTATTTGTTATAATATGCGAAATATTATTTCTATTATTTTTTATTATTTCTTTTTTACATTTTAATGTGATTTTCTTCTTGAAAATTTTATCTAATATGATTTTCATTTCTTTATCTGTATATTTAATATCAATGTGTATACATTTAGACTTAATAGTATTTATATTTTTATTAATATAATTATCAGTTGTAATAATAATTGGATTATGGGTATATTTATTCAATGATCCAAGGATCAATTTCAACTCTTTTATCATATTTTTATCTGTTGGTATAATATTATCAAAAATAATACTTTTATAAAATTTTTTTTTTTTTAACATCATCGATATATCTTTTTTATTTAAACAATCTTGAATATACTGATTGGTATTAACATTTAATAAGTTATCATTAATATTTATATGGGTATAACCTTTTAATATTATATCTACTAATGTAGATTTACCGCAACCTATATTTCCACTTATAAATAATGGTGATTTTACATCATTATTATTAAAAGAATTAATCCAATTATTAATACTTTCTTTATCTATTTCAGATAAAAAAAAATCATCTATTGTTAAATTCATAAATATATATTATAAAACAAGTTTAAATATTAGTCATATCATATGTAAAATTATTTTTATTTAGATATTCGGGTCGTGGCATTAGTTCAACATTCTTTTCTAAATCAACTATATATCCAACATATCCAGCTACTTCTGAATTCATCTTATTGGTTATTTTATTTACTAATATATTATTTAGTCTTTTAACTTCTTTAACAGGTTCTGGTGTAACCATATTACCATATTGTAATAATATCGATCTCATAATAATAAATAATTGTTCCTCTGATTGAATTGATATAATTGCTTCATTATTACTCTGATATACTCTATATCTTATTAATTGTTGAAGAGCTTCTATATTTGCTTTTGAAAAAAATATCCTATTTACATCGCTGTCTTCTAATATCCCTTTAATTGAATCTTGTTTTTCTGTATTAAATATTACTGTATCTTCTAATAACTCTTCATCACTCATATCTCTAGTTATATCTCTAACTAAACCTGTATTAATTTCAGATGTTAATTTACCCATAGCATCATATTGTCCAAATCTTTGTAAATCTGGATTATCACCTGTTGTAAATTCTAACCTTTCTGCAGCCCATGGCCAACTAACCTCATTCGATGTTGGTGGTATTGATCTCAAATTGGAATTTCTTTGCGCCATAATATATTAATATATTATATTAAAAAAGTATTTTAATTAAACTTGTTACTATATTAATTTATTTTATTATATTCTTTTTCTAGAGTATCTAATTCACTTAACCATATATCTTCAATACTAATATTATATAATGTGTCGTATTTCTGTTGAATATTATTAATAGTTTCTTGTAGTTCTTTAATTTTTTCTTCTGTTAAATGATATAGTGGTATATTAACTAAATAATTATAACCAATTGCATTATTACTATCATTATACTCATTTGTTAATTCTTTATTTATAACCATAGGATATTTCATATCTACCAACTTTTTAATAATATTATCCTTTTTATTCCTATAAATAACTATATTATCATTGATTACATCATTTATAAATCTCATTTTAAGACTATTAATATCTAATTCTTTCTTTAATACTTTTAATTGATTTTCTTTTCTTTTAATATATAATTTATATCTTACATCATAATAGTTATCAATTATTTCTTCTATATAATTATATTTACAAATTGTATTATCTTCATTATACAGATGAATATTCGTTAAACTAGTAAATTTAGTAGTTGATAATTTAAATAGTTCTTCAATTGAATCAATATTCTTCTCAACTTTACATGTTATACCAGTTAATATAGATGGTGAAACTTTGACCTTAAAATGAACTGTTGTATCTGTTGAATGATTTTCATAATCATAGATATAAAACTTCTGATTTTTAGTTTTATCATATAGAATACTATCTAAAAATTCAATATAATTTTGTGTCCATGTTCCAATTGGTAGCTCTGTAATTTCTAATATATCTTTAGCAATAATATTATATATACCCTTTGTAATATACATGTTTTTCTTAACTTTATCAATAGTTCCTTTAAAGCCTTTATACCATGGCTTAATTTCTCTATAAGGTCTTCCTTTTATCTTATTAACAACATTTTGAATTATATCAGTTGGATTAAATTGTGGAATTGAAGTACTAAATCCAGTTCCAATACCTCTCATACCATTTACTAAAACCATTGGAATAATAGGTGAATAATATTTAGGCTCAACAATCATCCCATCATCTACATTATATTCTAATATATCAAAATCGTCTATAGGATAAATATAGTCTGTAAGTTTATTTAACTCTGTGAAAATATACCTTGGACTTGCTGCATCATTTCCACCCATTAATCTAGTTCCAAACTGTCCATTTGGTTCTAGAACATTAATATTGTTAGTTCCTACAAATTTTTGAGCTAATCCAATAATTGTTGATTGAAGTGACGCCTCACCATGGTGATATGCAGAATGTTCACTTACATATCCTGCTAATTGTGCTACTTTAATTTCTTTATATAATTTTCTCTTAAAAGCACAGAATAGAATTTTCCTTTGAGATGGTTTAAGTCCATCACATATAGAACCAATTGATCTAAGAGTATCACTATTTGAGAAATGAATTAATTCATTATCAATAAATTTATCTATAGTAATTGTATCACATTTACCATCAATAATATTCTTTTCATCATATTTATATAACCAAGCTTTTCTATCATCAGACAATTCCTTTTTGAATGCTAAATTCATCTTATTATTACTAGTTTCAGTCCATTCATAATTATTAATATTAATATCTTTAAAATACTCTCTAGCTTCTAAAGCTGTACTTGTACCTAATCCCTTATAATATTTAGTGTTCCAAGTTTTATAATTACTTGTTTTACTAACCCAACCCTTATAATCAGTTAAATTATAAAATGATATAGATTTCTTGTTTTTTGTAACTTTTACAATTGGTGTTAACATTGATGTTATAAAATTATTATCTTTTAGTAAAGAAGGCCATAATGTATGAAATACATTAAGTAATAGACCCTTAATATGGGAACCATCGTGATCCTGATCAGCAAGAATCATAATTTTACCATATCTTAATGATTTTGTATTCTTATATTCTTTACCTAATTCTAACCCTAAAATCTTTTTAATATTCGTAATTTCAGCATTATCTAAAATTTGCTTTTGGGATGCATCTTTTACATTTAAAACTTTACCCCTTAAAGGAAATACACCATATGTATTTCTACCAATTACAGATAAACCACTAATAGCCATTGTTTTTGCTGAATCTCCTTCAGTTAAGATTAATGTACATTGTTCGGATTTTTTTGTTCCTGCATAATTAGCATCATCTAATTTTGGAATATTCTTTAGTTTATTTACCTTTGCTCCGTCTGTTTTCTTTGCTTCTTTATTTAACTTAAATTCAGCAAATGATAATACTTTATTAACAATATCAGTTGTTTCACATATTTTCTTAATAAATTTGTCTGATATATTTGGTTTTGAACCAAATTTGCTCTGTGTAGTAATTAATCTTTCTTTTGATTGACTATCGAATGATGGATCTTCAATTACACTATTTACAAATAATTTAAGATAATTCTTGATATAGTTTTCTGGTATAGTTTTTTTATGTTTCTTATTAATATAATTAGCAATACCACTAGTCAATCCTTTACTAATTAAATCAACATGTTTTCCTCCCTTAGATGTATATATCCCATTTACAAATGAATAGTTCTCAAACTTATCATTTTTACTAACAGATACACCTATTTCCCATCTATCGTGTATTTTTTCATATACTTTCTTATCTCCTTCTAGATATAAATCAATATATTTATCGAATGATTTAATATTTAGTTTTTTCTTATTAAAGTATACATTTAGTGATTTATCTGTTGTCCCTGCTATATCATAAACCCTTCTAATCATTAGTTTTATCATATCTTTTGAATAACCATCAATATCAAACTTTTTAAAATCTGTTATCCAAGTAATTTTTGTATATGGTTTACATTTAACTTTAGTAATCTCTGGTTTTCCCTTTATTTTCATATTATCTTTGAATTCTTGAACATATTTTAACCCTCTAATATGATCAACAGTTTCTACTTTAAACCATGTAGAGAATAGATTAGCTAGTTTAGCACCAAAACCATTCTTGCCACCAGTTGTCTTACCCGACTTATTATAATTTTTTGATGTTAATAGTTCTCCTAAAATTAAAGCAACAATCCATATTGGCTTACCCTTATTATCTTTCTCAGTTGGATGTTCTGCTACATCTATGCCATTTCCATTATTATAAATACTCCAAGCTTTAGTAGTTTCATCGTATTCTACTTTAATATCTGTTACTGGAATAATATTCTTTTCACCTTTTTGAATAGATTGTTCTAATCTTACTAGTTGATCGCGAGCATTTACTAGAATTTCATCATATAACTTATTTATAGCTGGTATATAATTACATTCTCTTACATTAATTTTTCCATCTTCTAATAGTGGTAAGCTATCCTCGATTAAATCTGTCCCACCTACAAATGTATCAGGTTCTTCTAATATTTGTTCCTCTAACTTTCTTTTTTTATAATCAGTTAGTGCCATTTAATTAAATATTTCTATTAATTAAATCTTAAATTAATTTTCAAATTAAAAAAAATATATTTATAAAGGTTATTTACCAGAATATATTTACCAATCATTGTCTTTATAAGGTCGATTTAAATCTTTAATCCATTGTTCAACTTCTTCATCTTTATCTAATTTAAATAGTAAATCTTTTTTATTATAAATATTTAATGAATCTATCCAGAGCTTTTCACCATTTATTGTTTTAATCCTTAAATTGTAAAGACATGAATTACTATGTTCAAAAATCTTTTTATAGAATTGTAGTTCTTTAGTTAGATCTTTATTCTTTTTTTTCAATAGATTATTTTCAATTTTAAGTTTATTATCTTTTTTATTCATTATTATAACAATAATTATATTAATAATTAGTAAATATTTTTTTCAAATTTAAAAACGCTTGTTTCACTTTAGACCTATATCAACCTCTGGGGCTTTTTCTATTTCACAATCTTCTTCTTCATTATTGGAACAGAGATGCGCTAAAGATTCAAGACCTGAAAAATCATTGCTAAATGCACTTTTAACATCGTTTTCTTTTACTTTAGTTTCTAAATAATTAACTAAATCATCACATATATCATATCCCTTACATTGATTTATTATATTTTTAATATATTTTGGATAATCACTGCTTGTGGATAATACATCAACTTTATCATAGAATCCAGATAGTTGTAAAAATAATAAAAATCCATTTAAGCAAGAACTTGATAATAAAATGCGATTAGATATGCATAAATGTAATAGATCATTTAAAAAATTATCTAATCTAGGAGAAAATATGCTTTCATATTTTTTGACCAAAAGGTTATATTCATTTTTATGATTTTCATAAATTACATCGCTGTTATAATTTTTTGATAAATAGTAATTAAAAAATCTATCCATTACTTCTCCCTTTTCATCACAAGTCAAAAGATCATCAATGATTATAAATTCTTCGCGGGATATATGAAAACAAAATCCAAAATCATATATAACTAATTTATATCTATTGTTATTTCTTATTATTCTCCAATTCCCTAAATGTAAATCTCCATGGACTACATTATTTAAACAATTATTATTTACAAAAATTGATAATAATGATAATTTTTTAAAATCTCCATAAGGGTTGTCCGGGTTGTCTTTATATATTTCTCCATTAATGTAATCCATGATTAATATATTTTCTGTACACAATAACACTTGTGGTATTATAAATGTATCCTCATTTTTATATATTTCTTGAAACTCTTTATTAAAATAACATTCATTTTTTAAATTTATTTGCGATTTCATTGATGTAATAAATTCATATATATCATTTACTGGTATATAATCTTTGTAATCAATAAATAATAATATAAATCTAATAAAAATATAAAATACTTTATATTCTATTAATATGTTTGGATGATTAACTTTAATAGCAAATTGTTGTTTATTATGTATATTTTCTGCAAGATATACTTGTCCTATTGATCCTGAACCAATTAATTTTATTATTTTAAAATTATCTTCTAAAGCAGAGTTAAATTCAGAATTGAATATTATTTGTGTATCTTCCAAAGCATGTATATTACAGTTATCATAAAATATATTAAATTTTTCAGATATATCTGTTGTTCCATGTATTAATTGTAATTTAGGTAGTATCCATTGAATACATTTAATCATCATACATCCACAATTTTCTATATCATCCTTGAGCTTATCAACCCAATATTCATTATTTTTAATATCGATATTTTTATAATAAATATATAATAGATTAATACTCAATTTTAAATAATTACAAGATATACTTATATACTTAAACATTATTAATAATAATATATTAAAATATTATATTTATCGCGTTTTATCTATAAGTTTAATTATTTAAAAAATTACATTTAATATAAATAGTATATGCCTGATTCCTTATCTTATATAAAAGAACTAATAATATTTTATGTTAAAACAAATTATGATACATATCTGAAAGAACATAATATAAATATAATAGAAGAATCAAAACTCTTGGGAGTAATAACTGAATTATATTCAAAAAATAAAGAACATTTGCGTTCTTTTATTCTAACTTCAATGAAAAAAATGTTGAAAGATGAATGTCCCTCAGATTTAATTATAAATAATATAATAAATGAAATTTATAATGATGATGAATTAAATATACAGACTTTATTAACAGAAATTAAATTATATCAAATTAATAATCAAAAAAAATAATCTACATTATAGTAAGTAATAAATGGTAGATAGTTCTTTATCGAAGTTATTAAATTCAAAAAAATCAAAGAAAAAACAAGGGGAAAAATCTCTCAATTCTAAAAAATATAAAGAATTTTTAGATAAAAAAAGAAAATATAGCAAAAAGAAAAATCCAATAAATAGTATATTAGTAACTAATAAAACTAAAAATAAAACAAATATAAAAAAGAAAATTGGATGGTCTATTAATAAACCAGCGCCAAAGGAAAATAAAAATAGTAAACCTAATATATCTTTAAAAATTAATGAAGATATAGTTAATGAAGAGAAACCGGTAGAAGAGAAACCGGAAGAGAAACCGAAAGAAAAATCGGAAGAGAAACCGGTAGAAGAGAAACCGGTAGAAGAGAAACCGGTTGAAGAAACATTTAAAAAAGTAAATATAGAAGAAAATGTAAAAGACCCGGTTTTTAAATTTGATAGAAGTGAAAGTAAACCAGTTAAAAAGAAAACTAAAAAAAAATCAAAAAAGAAGAAACAAAAAAAAAATAGAAAAGTATCATTTTTTGTTAAAAAATCTAAAAAGAAGGATAAAGATACATTAAAAAAATTAGCAGATAATGTAAATAATAAAAATTCTGAAGATATGATAAAAGAATTAAAAGAAAAAGGCATTACAATATCTGGAAAATCTAATAATTTATTAAAAGATATATATTTTTGCGTAATGAATGATAATATAAATATTAATAAAGAATAATTTATTTCCAATATAATTCCTTAGTATGTATATTATTAATATATTGTTTATAATCATCATCAACATATATATCTAAGTTTTGATCTTTAATATTCGGGGATTTTGATGTCCATGTTTTATCTAATAATAACAAATTTAGATATTGAATTCTACCTAATCCACCTTTAAATTTTTTAGATAACTTACTTTTTCTACTTTTAACTTTCCATTCACATTGCATAGCTTCAACTTTATTTTTAAATCCATCAATAATACATATCGGGTGCCATTCTTTGCCTTTTTTAGTATATCTTGCACCACCTTTTAATATTTGATTATGTTGTAACCATCTTCTATAAAAATTATTTGTCATACCTACATATGACAAACCATTATCAGAAATAATTATATAAACTAAATACATTTATATATAAAAATTAAATTATTTTTAAACTCTAGCGAGTTTTCTCCCATAATTCATCCATAAAAATACAGATAAAACTAAACCTATAACCATACCCCAATTAAAACCTTTATTGCCTTTCCACTTTAAACCTACAAAACTTGTTACCATTATTAAAATAGCATAAAATAGAATAATTCCATTCGCTTTCATTACATCAACCATATTTATATATTATATAATATTTTAATATCTTCTAAATTCATAACAAGTTGGGCATAATAATTTTAAATTTTCCGGTGAATTAATGCCGCCAAATTCTAAAGGAGTAATATATGATAATTTATAATAATCTATTTCTTCTAATACAACAGTATTTTGACAAGAAGGACATTTTAAATTTTGTTTATCGGCTATTTTATATTTAACATTATTACTATTTACTGTATTTAATTTGTAATCAGGTATAATAGTGTGTAAAGGTTGAGTCTGAACATCTTTTATATTTCTAGCCATTTTATAAACAAAAGGTTGTTGATAATTCATAAAATATATAAATATTAAATATAAGATAACTGCACCTCCAAAATACATTTTATATGTATCAGATTGAGGATATCTTTGATTGTAAAAATAAGCTATAACAATAATAATTATTAAAAGTGATAAACCGTTCATTTTATAATATATATATATATATTATAAAATATATGAAAATTTTTGTATATATATGATGCAGTTCATAGGAGGTAAGGAAATTAATGAATATTATCAATGTATACTCTTAAAATCCAATCAGGGAGTATTAATTTATTTAAAGCATCATTTAATAATAAACCATAGTTATAGATATCTTTATTACCATATAATGTTGTAGAGATAATTTTCTTATTGGACTTGTTCATTATTATATATCTTATCAATACATGTATCAGAAATATTTATATTATTGATTCTTCTTAAATCCATTGTATGTAAAACAAATGATGATCTAGTATGTATTTTATTCATATAAGGTGTATTTGTAGGTGAATATATTAATACGCTTGATTGTTCACATATATTCAATTCTATAATTGAAAGTATAAATGGATCATAATTATATTTACTATGATCTAATATATGAATTTTATTACTATTAAATATTTTCAGATCTATAATTTTCAATGCTTGAGGTGGTAAACAAACAAAAATTTTATTTATTAGATTCTTTTTATTATTTTCAAATAAGTAATTCACTATTGATTGATATACTATACTTTCATCATAATCATTATAACTATCTTTGAATAAAGTATTATTACATCCGTCTTGAGCTCGTAAATGAAAAGTACAGTATTCATTAGGTATTAGATTTAAATTATCAAGTATAGTATTTGTAATAGTATTAATATTATTATTAAAAATTAACGCTTTACTAATTTTATTATAATCATTTAAAAATGTCTCATTGAATCCACATTTTGGATTTACACACCCATTTTTAGAACAAGTATTTAATTTTATAGTATTAAATGTCCCCAGTAATACAAGTATATCATCTTCTATTTTATTTAATTCAGAAAAATCATCATATGATCGTAAAAATTTATTATTAAGTCGATTTGATTTTATATCTGAAATATTATAATAATCTTTTTGAAAATTATAATATGAATCCGTGAGGGATTTTTCCTTATCATTTCTAATATTATAAATATTATTAATTTTAATATGAGAAATTTTTTCAATATTAACACATTCTATTTTACTATTAAAATTATTTATATCAAAAATATCAGCGAATTTATAGTATTCTTCACATTTGTTTCTAATGGTCCCATGTGGTATAAATATAGGTTCAACCATTATACGATTTGTATGTTTAGCAATTATACATGCTTCTTTAAAGCCCAATAATTGATTTCCAAATCCACATATTCCCATATGAATTATATATTTTGGCATTTTATATTATATATATATATAAATTCTAGCATATAAACATAATATTATATTTAAAATGGAAAAATTTCTGAATATTCTACTTGTCTATCATCAAAAAAATGTTCTTTCATATTATATTTCAAATCATCTTTTGTTACAAAAAATGTTATAATTGCCATTCTATTACCCTTTGTAACCTCTAATACTTTATGGGATGATATACCAGGAAATATAATAGCTGTATTTGCTTTTGGTTTAATTTTAGTATCATATTCTGGTAAATATAATTCGCCACCATCATAATCATCATTTAATATTAATGACATTGCATATTTTCTATGTTGATATGGTTTGGGAGTATCTCTGTGTGAATGAAATCTACCAGAAGATTCACTATCATAAGAACATATTTTATAATTTTCTCTATTTTTAGCATCGAAATAATATATTTTTCTTAATTCTGGTAATACTGATCTTGATAATTTATTATCTAATTTTTTTTCTAGTTCTAAATCAGGGTGAACATGTGATCTATCTTTAGTAGAATGTTTATGATCTATTAATTCATTAGATTCTTTTTTATTATTATAATATTGAATTACTTCATTTAATAATTCTTTATTTAATGCATTTTCTATTTTTATAAATGGTATATTATAGTTTTCATTATAATTAGATAAATCTAAATTTTCTAGTATTTCTACATTATCAAATATATCCATAATTCTTCTATTTGGTGATATTAATAAAATATATATATTATCATCCATATCTGGTATTATATTAAATAAATTATCATTTTTATTTCTAATAATTATATTATATTTATCTTTTATATTTTTAATATCTACTTCTTTATTAGTGCTAATCAATACTAGATATTTATTATCAACAAAACTATGAATATTTTTATTACCTATTTTAATAAATGGAAAATAATCACCTTTTTCTAATATATTATTCTTATCTATATTAACTATTTTTTTGGGATGTAGTAATGTATTTATAATTTTTTGTGAATAATTTTGCTTTTTTAATATAGCCTCTATTTTAGATTTAGATATACCCTTATCTAATGATCTATGGACATAATCGGTCCACTCTTCATTTATAGTATTTTTTTTGTTTCTAGAATGTGATTCACTTTTAGAAATATCAATAAAATGTTGACATTCTTCTTCAGATAAAAAATCTTCATATGTTTCAACTAACGGATCATCGCTATATTTCATTATATATAAAATATAATAAATCTTTAAATTAAACACAATGATTAAAACACTTTCTACATACTGGAATATATTTATCAACAGATCCTATATCAGTCTGTTTATCATTTTCTACTATTTTTTTTGAAAATATTGCCTTTGAACCATCTTTGCATGTAGAACACATAGCTGTTAATAAATCAATTTTATCTGCTAAAGGATAGAGTTTATAAATTTCACCAAAGTTTTCTCTGTTAGAATCTCCATTCAATCCTACAATAATAACATGTTTATGATTAATATCTACTGCAACAGTTACAAAATCATATAAATCTTCAAAGAATTGCGCCTCATCTATAATAATATATTCGCATTTTGTATATTGATCAGTTTTAATATCTTCCAATTTTTTTACTGATATACAATCAATCTTATTTTGATTATGAGAACAAATGCTATTTTTTACATATCTATCATCAAGACTGCTATTAATTAGTAGTATATCTTTGTCTATTACAGACAAACGATTAACTATTCGAATGATTTCAGAAGTTTTTCCTGAAAACATACATCCAACTTTTAATGTTAAAGACATTATTAATTATAATTATAATTTTTTATTTATTTATTTCAAATTAAATTTTTATGGTCCGCATATAATACCAATATTATACATACCATAATAAATAATAACCAATATAATGTACTATTTGGATATTCATAATTATCCGTTATTTCAATTACTTTATTATTGACAGGGTAATATGGTCTTCTAAAAGGCCACCATGATCTATAAAATCCCCAGAATGTATTCCTTCTTGGTCTATGGCCTGGTCCCGGCCTATGACCACCACCGTGCCCAGGTCTATGACCTCCACCGTGTCCAGGTCTATGACCTCCACCACCGCCACCGCCACCGCCAAGACCTGGCTCAACTGGCTCAACTGGTATAGGCTCAACTGGCTCAACTGGTTCAACTGGTATAGGCTCAACTGGTTCAACTGGTTCAACAGGTTCAACCGGTTCAACTGGTTCAACAGGTATAGGCTCTATAGGCGTTGGTTCTATAGGTGTTATTACAGGTTCTGTATCTGAAATAATAATAGACTCTTCTTCTCCTAAACCTTCTTTCCCATCAAATATATTACATACAATTATTAATCCAACAATAAATACTAAAAAACAAATAATCTTATTCTTCATTATATTATTATATAATATTAAAAATTTATATTTAATAAGGCTAAATATATATTATTATAAGTATGATCTACATATTCTACATTTTTTAATATAAAAGGTTCCTGACGAGTATTAATCCATATTGTTTTCCATCCGAATTCTTTTGCTGCCTTTAAATTTTCTAATATGTCATCAAAAAAATATATTGTTGTTTTATTATACATATTATTATATAAAATCGTATTATTAACATTATTAAATGACCTTGGATTAGGTTTCATATAATCACTTCTTGGAAATATACGAGTAAATATATCATTTAAACCCATATGTTTTAAAGCATCTTTTGCATGACCTAAAGTTCCATTTGTATATATATATTTAGGATAACTAAATTTATTTAATAATATTCTTAAATATGTGTGTTCTGATATATCTTCATAATCTACATAATTACTACCTAGTAATAAAGTATCATCTAAATCAAATACAAATACTTTAGTCATTATAATATATATATATATATATTATCTTTTTATTATCTAACACTACAAGGTGGACCACCAAAATAACATGATAAAACTAATAAAAAAATAACAAATAAAATTCCAAAAATAGCTAAAACAGTATACGCTTTTCTTGTATTAATAAATGGTATATCTGTTATAATTTCATCTTCTTCTCTATTTCTCCCAACTCTAGTAAAGTTACTATCTCGTATATAATTTTCTGGGGATAATCCACCTGTTTCGTCTAATGTTCCAGTAACATTATTTGTATTTATTCGAGGGGTTATAATTGGATTTGGCGATGGATTAGGTCTCGGTTCAGGATCAGGGCCAGGGCCAGGGTCAGGTTTTGGGTCAGGGTCAGGTAATTTAATAGATGTACCATACCTGCACGGCACGACTTCACCACTTTCCCAATAACAATTAATATCCTCTAAACATTTTTCTCGAGTAGGAAGGTGGTGGCAAACAGGCATGTTATCCATGTTTTTATATTATAAATAATATTTAAATTTGAAAATATTTAAATATTAAAAATAAATATATATATTAAGGTATAAAATGTCAACAAAAGAACTATTGCTTTCGGAAGAAGAAAATAGATATGTTATCTTTCCAATCCAACATGAACCCATTTGGAGAATGTATAAGGTAGCAGAAGCTAATATATGGACCACAGAAGAATTAGATTTATCAAAAGACTTGACTGATTTTAATAAATTAACTGATAATGAAAGACATTTTATTGAACATATCTTAGCATTTTTCGCTGCTTCTGATGGCGTAGTTAATGAGAATCTAGTTGAAAGGTTTTGTTGCGAAGTAAAACTTCTAGAAGCTAAATTCTTTTATGGATTTCAGATTATGATGGAAAATATCCATTCTGAAACATATTCTCTTTTGATTGACACATATATTAAAGACTTAACAAAAAAAACAAAACTATTAAATGCAATTGAAACAATTCCATCTATTAAGAAAAAGGCAGATTGGGCACTAAAATGGATTAATGATAAAGATAGTTCATTTGGAGAAAGATGTATTGCATTTGCTGCTGTAGAAGGGATATTCTTTTCTGGCGCGTTCTGCAGCATCTTTTGGTTAAAGAAACGCGGATTAATGCCTGGACTATGTCATAGCAATGAACTTATTAGTCGCGATGAAGGATTACATACAGAATTTGCAGTATTAATGTATAATTATCTTAGAAATAAACCATCAAAAGAAAAAATAATCGAAATTATAACAGAAGCAGTTACAATTGAAAAAGAATTTATTACAGAGTCATTATCTTGCGAATTAATTGGAATGAATGCAGATTTAATGTCACAATATATTGAATATATTGCTGATCGTTTACTTAAGATGCTGAATTTAGATAGTATATATAAATCCACAAACCCATTTCCATGGATGGAGCTAATATCTGTTCAAGGTAAAACAAATTTCTTTGAAAAAAGAGTAGGAGAATATGCAAAGGCAAATGTATCTACAAAAGAAACAGAAAATGTTAATACACATGTATTTTCATTAGAAGCTGATTTCTAAATTATGATTTCTTCTTATTTCTATTTTTATTTTTATTGTTGCTGCTAATTAATCTATCTATATTTGTTTTTGATTTAGTTGTTACTCGCGAACCCTTTTCCTTTATTTTAATATCAAATGTATTGGTTTCTTCATTATATTTTAAACTATTTATTTTAGTTATAGAACCTGTTTCTACATTATATATAACATCTTGTTGTTTGTTTAGTAAATTATTATATAATGCTTTCATTAATATAGTTTTCATATTTTTTCCTACTTCTAATGTTAAAGATTTTTCTATTATTTCAGTTTCTATAAAATCATTTAGTATTTTTGCTTTATTATTTTTATCTAATTTTGACCAAGGTTTATTTTTTATATCATTGCTCTGAGATTCGAGTAAATCTAGAATATTATCCATTGAATTTCCATAAGATTTATGAACACTTAAACTAGAACAATTTACAACACTATCTGTTTTTTCGTTATTAAGTATGACCTTTAAATCTAATGTATTAGAATTATCCATATATATATATATATATTCATATCCTTATATATAAATAAAATATTATATAATATAATATATACATGCAATCTAATAAACCGGATAAAGAATTATTATTGATGCAAGAAGTAATATTAAAAGCATCAGAAAAATATGATACTAATTTACCAGAAAATTCAGGTAAAATGATAAAAATTGTTGAAGATTTTATAAAAAGAAAGAAAAGAATTGTATATGGTGGTATAGCTGTTAATAATATTTTACCAAAAAAAGATAGATTTTACAAGCCACAAGATTTTCCAGATTGGGATTTTTTTTCACCTAATGCGTTAGATGATGCAAAAGAATTAGCTGATATATTCCATAAAGCTGGTTTTGGAAATGTAGAAGCTAAATCTGGGATACATTATGGAACATATAAAGTATATGTTAATTTTTTTGGAGTAGCCGATATAACACAATTAGATTATTTCTATGATAAAATTACTCCAAAAACTATTATAAAAGATAATATACCTTATGCCCCTGCTAATTGGTTAAGGATGTCTTTATATCTAGAATTATCTAGACCTATGGGGGATATAACAAGATGGGAAAAATTATTACCTAGACTAAGGTTACTTAATCAATATTATCCAATTAAAGTAGGAAAATGTAACTTTAAAAATTTAAGAATGAAAGAAGAAGATTATCAAGTTTCAAAAAAAATTAAAAATATACTAATTAGTGAGAAAGTTATATTTTTTGGTGCTTATGCTGATAAATTATATTCATATTACAGTAATAAAAATTTTAGAGTTACTAAATATAATGACTATGATGTTTTATCTACAGATGCTAAATCTACTACTGATAAAATTAAAAATAAACTAAAAAAATATAATATTAATATAGAACATCATCACAATAGAGGAGAATTAATTCCCGAACATTATTCTATTATATATAATGGTAATAGTATAGGTAATATATATCAAGCAGAAGCATGTTACTCTTATAATAGAATTAAGGTTAATAATAAATCAATCAATATAGCAACTATATTTACGATATTAAGTTTATATCTTTGTTTCTTATATACTGATAAAGAATTTTATAATTCTGAAAGATTATTATGTACATCTAATATGATACAGGAGATCTATTTAAAAAATAAAATAAAAAATAAAGGCATATTAAAAATATATACGGTAGATTGTATTGGAGAACAATCAACATTTGAAGATATATTGGGAGAAAAGAAAAAAGCATTCAAAGATATTAAAAAGGGGACAATTGAATATGAAAAATGGTTTCTTAGATACACTCCAAAAGATAAAAAGAAAGCTTCCAAAAAAACTAAAAAAGATAAAAAGAAAGCTTCCAAAAAAACTAAAAAAGATAAAAAGAAAACTTCCAAAAAAACTAAAAAGAAATAATTTGAAATATTAATTTGTATATTTTTTAAAAATAAACTACATGGTTTGTAGTATTTGTAATTCTACTGGTCACAACAGAAGAACATGTAATTATATACTCCAAAATAGTCGTATACAAGATGATAAATATACAATATATATTATATGTAAAGATACTAATGTATTTAATACAAAAATAGATATGTTTAAAGAAGCACAAAATATAGATAATATTAACTATATACAGGCTCAATATCTAAAAGAAAATGATAGACTTTGTAATAAACTAAAAACCAGATATAACACATCTAAATCTAAAATAATCTCTAAATTAGGCTGTATTTCTTCACATAGAAATACACTTTTATCAATTATTAATAATCAAACTACTAATAATTTAATATTAGAAGAAGATGCTATATTAAATTGTGAATTACCTGAACCACCAAAGGAATCTTGTTATATGGGTGGCTGGATTTGTCCTCCAAAAGTTTCAGATATTAATAAAATTAAAATTAAACTAGATACAACAAATGGTTTAAATGATATAGATTATAGTAAATTTAATATATTAATGACACATGCTTTATTTATTAAAACACCTGAAAATGCTAAGGATATGTTATTATCTACAATATTACCAGATAAAATTAAAAATTACGATATTCATTTAAAAGAACAAAAATCATTAGATAAATTTTACTATCCCCCAGTATTTATTCAATCTAATCATATTTCAAATATAGATAAAAAATATAACAATAACCATAGAAATTCAATAAATTATGGATTCTCCGGTTGAACATCATTATCAACATTTGGAAAATAGGAATAATAAAATTTCATTATTGTTAGAATACTCATAAATAATAATTCTAAAAGTGAAGATGACCATATAGGCACTAAATTATTATGAAAACTATAAATTAAAGCACATGTTAAGGCAAATAAATATATAAATTGCCAATAATATGATATATTTGATAAATCTTTTTGTTTATAAGATTTATATATTTGAGGGACTAACCCCAGAGGGAATAATAAACCTGCTGTAAAACCACATATTTCATAGAAATCAATTTCATCCATATTTTATAAATAAAAAACAATTATAATTCAAATTTAATGCAAGATGTTTTATTTACTATATTATAATGTTCTTCAATATAGTCTTCCCAATTTTTACATATAGGATACATACATAATATAAATAGACTAATACATATTAGTATACAAATACATGCTTTAACATTTTCATTTTCTTTAATATTATTAATATCATGTTGTTCATCTTTTACAAGAGGTCTTCCCTCTTCAATACTATCCATTTAATGGTTTATTATCTATTAGAATAGATATAATTCTATATTTTTTATCTTTTAGAATAGATATAATTCAATTTTTTAAACTATGATAACAGGGGCATTCTTTGGAGCTTCTAAATTCCTATAAGTCCGTGGAACATGTTGTGGTGGTAATACACTTATAACATTACTATGTTTATCCTTGTTTTCTTGACAAACAGCATACTTATATAAACAAAATACCATACAAATCATAGAACCTATAATAAATAGTGATCCTCCTAATGCTCTAAGAAATTCTTCCCAATCACTCATTCTTATTATTTGTATAATAAATAAATATTTGTTTCATTTATATAATTTCAAATTATTAAGATATCTTAATACTTCAATATTTGGAGATACATCTATTTTACGAATAAGGTATTTTTGTCTACAAATATAACATTTATACATTAATATCATGTTCTGGCATAGTTTTTATTTTGTATTAATTTAAATATCAAATTATTTACATCCTGCACAATTTTTACAATACCATCTATTTAATCCAGATACATCAGCACCGATGTGCAATAAAAACCCAATTAAAAATAAAGCTACGAACATAGAAATATTTCTTAAAAACTTCGTATCTTTATCTTCAAATCTAGCAATCAAATAACTTATAACAGTTCCAACAACAACAACTGCTAATCCTACAACACTTGCTTCATATAGTATATGTTTTGTGTATCCCATTTATAATATAGTAAATATTTTTTTATTATCCATTAATATTTATTGTCCATTATTTTTTTTAATGTTTCTTTACTTATTTTAATATCTTCTTTTAGTTCTAATAATTTAATGCAATTAGATTTATTTGTTTGATAATCATTTTTATACTTTAATATTTTATTTATAGTTTCTTCTGAATATTTCTTTTTACTCTTTCTTTTTTTAGTATTATAATGATATACGAGTTTTTTCCCTTTATCAGTATCTATATATTTTTCTATAATAAGATTTCCATGCGTTGTTTCTAAATGACATTTTTTACATAATGGAACTAAATTATGATTAATATTTTTATGAAAATGCTTTATATTACCATTTTCATCTGCTAAACACTGTTCATTTATATGATGTGTTTCTTCTGCTTTTTTATTACACACTTTACATTTAGATACAATGATATCTTTATTGTATAGTGAAAGGTGTTTATTTGATCCTTCATCTTCAATCTTACTTTGAATATTTTTAGCCAATGATATAAACTCGGGTGACATACCCAATGCTTCACAAACTGTTATACCATAAATAGATGGTCCTGGTCCTTCTTTTAATTTTCTATCATATATTAACATATCGTTTTCATACTTTATCTGTAAATGATATATTTGTAAATTCTTAATATCATCTAATAAATTCATCTTTGATATTTGATGAAGGTGCGAAGTAAAAACATATGTTGATTTCTTTTGAGATAAAGTATATAATCCTGCATATATAATAGATAAAGCAGATGTTGTTTCTGTCCCTGAACATAATTCATCTCCCAAAACTAAAGAATTTTCATCTGCTCTTTGCATTATACCCCGTAATTCATTCATTTCAACAGCAAATGTAGATTCAGATCTAAATATATTATCATTATTTAGAATTCTTGTAAAGATCTGTGTATATGGAACATATTTAAATTGTGAACAAGATACATATAATCCAGCTTGAGCTAATATTAAATTAAGTCCAATTGCTTTCATAAATGTAGATTTACCACATGCATTTGTTCCAAATAATAACATTCCATCTTTAGTTAATCCTAATTGTATATCATTTGTAACATATTCTGTATCTATATTAATCCGTTCTACAATGGGATGCCTAATATCTTTTATATCTACACAACTTTTTGATCCTTGAATAATTTCAGGTCTACAATAATTATTATCTATAGATATCTTAGCACCACTAGAATATACATCTATTTCTGATATATAATTATTTATACGTTTTAGAGTTTCTGAATAAGTTTTATAAATATATGATATGTTTTCATCATAATATTTTTTATTTAGTTTCTGAAGAGATTTAAAACTTTTATTTTTCTTTTTCGATAATTCTGACATTATGGGTAATTGTAAAAAAGTATTGCCACTATCTTTTGTCTTAAATGTAAAATCTATCGGATTTATTTTATATATAGATTTACCTCCATGTTTTACTATAATTTTATTATTCATATTATTAATCTTTTTCTTAAATGTATCTGCCCTTTTTTTAGTACAGTATAAGACCCATTCTTCATTATCTTTATCTTTATTAATATTTGCTATTTTAATAGAATTACTAGCATTAGCATCAAGTATTAGAGATAATCTTTCACTAATTATAGTCATATGGTTGTTTATGTTAGTTAATTCATCATCATAAATATCTAAATCTTCATATAAACCTTTAACAAATATAGAGGTTTCTAATTTATATATACTTGCATTATATATTTTATTAAAATTAAAAGTTTTATTTAAATATTCTCTAAAATCTGTAAATTTTAAGATATCTTTATCATAATTTTTATAATATTTTTTAATATCATTATTATTAATACATTCTATTAGCTTATTAACATATTCATATGATAAACTACAAGATAGTAAACTATAAGGTTCTATCATGTCTAAGCTTATCAAACGCAAAGTTTTTTCTAAATCTTGAATATTTTTTAAATAATCTCTAATATTTTCATAATATTTATCTTTTCTAAAATTTTCAATTATATTATATCTTTCATTAATTTTATCTTTATCTAGCAATGGATATAATAATCTATCTTTAAACATTCTTTTACCCATAGCAGTCTCACATATATTACATATAGCAAGTAATGATTCATTTTTTCCTTTAAAGTATGAATAATTATTAACCAAATTCAATTGTCGAATTGAATTAGATGTTAATGTTAAATGGTTTGATTCAAAGTGTTCTTTAGGATTCTCTATATTTGTTAAAACATTAACCTTATGTTCTTTAATATAGCTAATCATGTATATATATGATAACCTTAATGCATTTTTTTGATCTAAATTAAAATAATTAAGAGGCTTTAGCATACATTCAACTGTAAATAATTCACTTAATATTTCATTTTGATATGAGGGTTTCTTATATATATTATCATTATAATGGTTTATTCTATAACAATCATGATTTATATCCCATTTATTTATAACATTTTCTCTAGTTAAAGTATAATTTTCTGTTTGGAATATTAGTTCAGAAGGATTATAAAAATTAATCAAACGAGATATTTCATCAATATAATAATTATTATCATTTTCATTTATTATATTATGTAAATAGTTTTTACCCGTTGATAAATCTATAGCAGAAATACCTGCTTCAAAGATATCTTTATTATTATAATTATATTTTTCAATAAATATAGAAAGTAAAAAATTAGTATGTTTTTTATTAAATTCTATATCTGTTCCAGGTGATAATATTCTAGTTACCTTTCTTTCTGGATTGGGTGGTTCAGTCACCTGTTCTACTAGAACAACTGTATAATTATGATTTAGTAAATATGTAAAGTATTTTTCTTGTGCTATTAGAGGAAATCCACCCATATAATAAACTTTTTGTTCTTCACCTGATTTATACCATTTCTTACCTACGACAACATTTAATACATCATCACATATATCAAATATATCTTGTTCTCCCAATTTATTTTCTTCTTCTAAAATAGAACACATTTCAAAAAATGATCCAATTTGCATTAATAAAATAGTTTTATCACCATATATTTTTTTATATTTTTGCAAATATTTATCATATTCAAATATAATATGTTGATTATTCATTATGTCATATTATATTATTATTATATCTTTAATATAATTTGAATTATAACTGTATTATAATTGTAAATATATATGAAAATAGAAGTTATACAAAATAATGATATAGAAGATATAAATAATAGTAAAAGTAATATAATTGAAAACAAATTATGTAGTATAATTGGTCTATTTATATATTTAATAGGAATATGTGTTCTTGGTTTTTTAGTTACTAATATAGTATTAATAATATATCTAGATGATTATATAGATGAAATAGTAAATATACACAAAATATATTGGATATATATTATTTATGTAGTTACTGGAATATTTATAACTGTTGTATATAATATATATTCATATTGTAAAAGAAAATGTGATAATCATAATCACGAAATATAAATATAGGTGGAGCACCACCATGTTGCTTAGAACCGCCAGCTATATAACCATTTCTTCTAAATGCTTTAAATGATCTATCTTTTGACCAAAAATCATGTATTTGATCAGCGGAATTAACAATAGATATATATTATAATTTAAATCATCTGTATATAAATTTGTATCCATTGATTATTAATATAATATATATATATTATATTAATAATATTTTGTATTTATTCGTCTAAGGGTTCTAGATCTCCTTTGTGGATTTTCATTCGCCCAACTAGATTGCATTTCTTCTGTCGTTTGCCCATTAACCATTAAATTGTCTAGTCTTTTTTCTAAATTATTAAATTTAGTAGTTTGTGTTTCAAAATCATTATCATATGTATGAAATGTTGATAAATTATTAAATTTTTCAAGTAATCCATCAAAAGATAATTTAGGTTCATTATCTTTCATATCTTGTGGCAGTGACATTGATGTAAATTCCATTTGTTCTTTTACATTACCACTTAGTTTTGTATTATATAATTCACTTAACCTAGATTCTATATCTTCAGGTGTCATAGTATTTGTATCTAATAAGTTAGACATAGATTTTTTATTACTAGGTATATATGGTGTTGCTTTTAGATCCATTATAGTATTATATATATAAAAAATTTGAAATGATTTAAAATTAATTTAATATATTATACTATAATAAAGAATGATTAATTTGATGCTAAATGTGCTTTTTGCTTATCCTCTATTCGTAGATGGACAGAATTTAATTGGATCCAGTCATGATGATCATGGATGTGTATCAGATGGAGGTTATCAGTGGTGTGAATCTGCAGGAGCTTGTATTAGACCTTGGATGACAGAATGCACCACTGTAAGTGCTCCAGCCCCTGTCTCTGCTCCTGCTCCTGCTCCAGCCCCTGTGCCAGCACTAGTAGATGAAAACGGTTTTTGTCATGATTCTCCTATACAACTTTGCCGTATGATGTGTAGAAAACCAGATTGTAAGTCAGGGCAATGTGCTATGAGACAAGGTTCTTGTTGTAGTTTTACTTGTATGGATACAGGTTCCCACTTGCAACATCCAACCGACCCTCTCCCACCAACCGACCCTCTCCCACCAACCCTTCCACATCCAACTAATAATAATATCCCAACGAATTGTCTTTCTTGGTTTGATGGTTGTAATACTTGTTCAGTTGTAAATGGACGAGTCGGTGGTTGTACTATGATGATGTGTTTTAGACAGGGGACACCTGAATGTAGGGCATATGTTCCAAATTCTAATAATTGTGTTTCTGATTCTGATTGTGATAGTAACCATTTCTGTAGACCAACTTTAAATGTATTAGATAGTCCAAAAACATGTACAAGTTATTCTCAGAAGGATGAAACTTGTGGAGGTATGACAATGTCTAATAGACAAAGTAGATGTCATCCAACTTTAGAATGTGTGAATACTATGGGTCCAATGATCGCCGATGCTCCTGGAAGGTGTCTAGAACACTGTCCTCATACAGGTCAACATAGAGACCAATATGGAAACTGTATTGATCCAAATTGTCGTTCATGGTTTGATGGGTGTAATACTTGTCAAATTGGATCAAATGGTCAGCTTGCTTGCACAGAGATGTATTGTAGATCTCCGTCTAGAAATGCACATTGTCAATCTGTATCAAACCAACATACATTAAATATTGGCGATACCTGTTACAGGTTTTGTGAAGATAGTTCTGAATTAACTGTGAGTATGAGAGATAAATGTCCAACCGGTTCAACTTGCTCTTCTCAATCAACATCAATGGTATCATTTGATACTTGTGGTCCAAGAGCACATGTTTGTATGCCTGTTGCACATTAAATATATTATGATAAATGTATACTAGTTGTAAATAAGGTATTTTTTTAGTTTATTTTATATTTTTATAATATTTATAAATTATAAATGTTAAAAGTTGGGATAACAGATGCATTTGACGGGAGAAATTGTTGGAATAACGGTATGAAATTAAATGTAATGTTATGGCATGATTTTTTTAAAAAATGTAATTATGATATAACAATTTTATGCCCTAAAGAAGTTACTCACGATAAATATAAAAATTTAAATTTTAATAAAATATATGATAGTAATAACGTTATAATAGAAAATTATAGAGAATTATATCCAGAATTATATGATTTTGATGTAGTATTTAATATAGGATTTTATTCTTACGATTATTTCATGACTATTAAGGATAATGGTATAAAATTAATATATATAATGCTTGGTAGTACTTACCATAATGATGTTCATTATATCACCGATGACAATGAACGCTACAATATCCATTGTGATAATATATTTGATGAAATATGGATAAGTCCGCATTTCAAGTATTGTCAAGAGTATTATAAAATACGATGGAAAACTGAACATGTTTACTTATGTCCTTATTTTTGGGGAAATAATTTATTTTCAGATGATATATTAGATAATGTTTTAAAGGATATTAATAATTTAAAAATAGGAATAGTTGAACCAAATATAGAACAAGCTAAAAATTGTATAATACCATTTACTATATGTGAAGCAGCTGAAAAATATATATCAAATGTAAAAATATATAGTGCTTTACATTTAAAAAATAATAAATTTTTTTATAAATATTTAATTACGTCAGAATTACATAAAAAACAAAAATTAAGTATAGAACCTCGCCAAGCTATGGATGATATATTAACTAAATGGACAAACTGCATAGTATCATATGTAGAAGATTGTGATTTAAACTATGTTGCTTTTGAATGTTTTTATTTGGGCATTCCATATATACATAATTCACCTATGTTAAAAGATTATGGTTATTATTATCCTCGTTTAAGTATATCTAAAGGTGTTGAACAAATAAAATATGTTATTCAAAACCATAATAGAGAAGAATATATAAAAAAACATAAACCATTATTAGAAAAATATTCTATTAATAATCCAACATATATTGCATGGACACAAAAAAAGTTAAATAAAGAAATTAATTTTGATTGTGAATAAGTTTATTTATTCTGTGCTATAAGAACCCACGTTTCTAATGCATCTTGATAATCTTTGATGTCCAACTTTAATTTTTCATTTTCAAGTTTTAATTTTGTATAAATATCTTCATTCAAATAATTATCCTTAATATCTTTCCTCCATTTATATATCTGTTTTTTTTTACTTTTATTTAATTTACCATTCTTATTTATTAGTTTTGTTGGATAATTATATTTGCGTTTATATATATTTTTATTATTATCTTCTTTTTTATTATCTACATCATTTATTAACATTTTAATATTCATTTTAATATTAGTATTTGTATTTATTAAATCCATTGTATTTATTATTATTCATAATAAAATTCAAATTATAAACGGGATATACAATCATAAGAAAAAGGTCCAATTACTTTATAATTATTCTTCTTCTGAAGCAATAATGTTTCTCTATAACTAGCAAATTTTAATGGGTCTACCTTAGATCCATCACTCATCCGACACCGCTGTCTACATCTAAGAGAATGTAAATTAGCATCAAAAATTATAATTTTTTTATTGTTTTCAGACTTGGTATAAATTCTCTGAACCGCCATTAATTATAAATATAATAAATAATAAATGTTTAAATAGATTCTTTTATAATATTTAAAGCCTCTTTTAAAGTTTCTACTACTTTTTTTTGTTTTTCTGTTGCTCTTAACATTGTTTCTAATTTTTTAACTTCACTATCTAATTGAAGTTTATTAAATAAATAAGCTGTCTTTAATGGATTTTTTGGTTCATATAATAATAAAGGAGATACTTTATCATTGTCGCTATCACTATCGCTATCACTATCGCTTCCCATTTATATAATATAACTAAGTTAAATTATACAGAATATTAAAATTTTAAAAATTTAAATTATAATCCACCATATAATACAAAAGTTTCTCTAGCTTTTCTAGAACATTCTGGTAAATGTTTATAATATTCATTAAATAAAAAATTAGTTTCACAATTATAGCAATACTTATTTGTTGCTAGTAAAGGAGATTCTTCTTTTATTTTAAATTTTTTATTTTTAGAAAATGATATACAACAACCCATATAATATTTATAATATTTTATTTATTAAACCATATTTTAAACATGTCTCTGCATCCCAGATAATATCATGGACTAGAATCTTATCTAATTCCTTTTTTAATAATCTATTATTTGTTCTTTCATTCATATATTTTTTCATATCTTTCATTAAGATATCATTATTTATCATATCATCCTTACATTCGCTATACTTGCCATTACAACCACTCCGTATTTCATGAATTAACATATAAGCATGTTTCCTAATATATCTTTCTTGTCCTGCTAGAGCAATTAGTACTCCGGCGCTAGCTACACAACCTTCACATATTGTTACTATTCTAACAGTAGATTCCAATATTATGTCTATTATAGCTAAAGCAGCATATAAATCCCCCCCATCACTACATATATGTAAATATATTGGTATATCATTATCTAACATATTTGCATTTATAGAATTAACATATTTAGTGGCCTCATCAATTGCTTTTATTAATTTAAATACAGAGGGTGGTTCCACATCAGAATAAAACATTATTTTATTATTAGTAACTGATATTAAAGCATTTTCTTCTGTTACTGTTTCTGTTTCTTCTGAATCATTACGCTTTCTTTTAGACATAATATATATTTATATTATGTTTTATGTTTAAATTATATTAAAGATTAAAAATTTATTAAATAAAGAAATTCTTAAATAATGAATCTATAACTAAATGATCATTCATTAGTAACATCATGTTATTAACAGATTTCTTGCATTCTCCGTTTACTATATGGGGTGTTACTATATATTTTTGTGAGCCGTCTTGTTGTTCTGTAACTACAAAATTATAAAATCTTGGGGACTCCTCAATTTCGCTGCCATTAGGTGTCCAATCGCCAGCCACAGACGTGCCCGAAGATGACAAATAATCAGTAGGGACAGCAACTATACCATTACCGCTGCCATTTACAAGATTATGATTGTTATACTTTATGTTATAATTACTCTCAATAGAGTTGGGCGTTATAGCTCTTGGTTCCCGGAGCTTCCAAGTTACTTGTTCTAAATTACACTTAACGATTCGGCTTGGATCCTTCATTCCCGGTGGGTTGAAGTCATTCGAGACTGAGTTGTGGGGGGTAACTGCATAAGCACCTTTAATATACCAATCTAGGATTGATGTAGTACTGTCGGTGGTGACAAAATCACCAACCTGCTGTATAGTATTAAGTTCCCAGTCAGCTGTGCTGTTAGTTACGAAATTATTAACATTAATAGGTCTAGTAAAGTCACCCTTACATTCACAATAAGTACATGTCAATCCTACTGCTGTGTTTTGTGCTGCAAACTTTTTGTCCTCTGAATCAAATGCGTTATATAATACTCCAAGCTCTTTAAGTATGGTGCCATCCGATAGGTTGCCGGGGCGCTCAAGGCTCTCCGTTTTCATCACGTTTTCCGGGAAGCCCGTCGTTGGGATATAAGTATCAAATCCTGGTAATATTGTATATGTAACACTACATTTATCATTTTGCCAAAGGCCGTTGGTGGTTGATATATAAGGACATATAATAAAGCGATTAGTATCATCATCTGTGGCCTCTCCTGAAGAAGTTGAAATTTCTATAAGCATTATAGGTAAATCACTGCCCTGGTTGGCTTGCGCTGCATATTCAAATTTAATACTATGTAAATTAGCTAATTTAATATTCGACGATTGCCCCAATCCAATGCTTTTATTAACAGGTATATGTATAGCAACTCCATTCGTATTTAGTAACCAACCTTGAGAGGCTGTCGATTCAGTATCTCCTGGTTTCATTGGACTAATCTTACTAAAACTATTATTAGCGAATAGATTTTTGTCGTCAATGATTTCCTGGCTACTGTATGTAACTGGCATAACTTGGTTATCCGGTTCATTGAAGTTTCTATAATAGTCTAATTTATTATTATTGTCTGATTTAGTTATTTGAGTTGATAAATCACTCGAAATAGTCGTTACTCTAGTTGTTTCATTAGATAAATCACTTGAAACACCCGATATTTTAGTTGTCTGAGTTGATAAATCACCTGAAATAGTCGTTACTCTAGTTGTTTCATTAGATAAGTCACCCGAAATAGTCGTTACTCTAGTTGTTTGAGTTGATAAATCACCCGAAACACCTGATATTTTAGTTGTTTGAGTTGATAAGTCACTTGAAACACCTGATATTTTAGTTGTTTGAGTTGATAAATCACCTGAAATAGTCGTTACTCTAGTTGTTTCATTAGATAAGTCACCCGAAATAGTCGTTACTCTAGTTGTTTCATTGGATAAATCACTCGAAATAGTCGTTACTCTAATTGTTTCATTAGAT